TATTGCCGAGAATGCAAAAGGAATACTTCAGTCAACTATGGCAGGAGAAATCAAAGAATTAGTAAAAGAATCTCTTACGGAACAAGGTGATGAGATTGAAGAACCAGAGACTGACGTTGAAGACGTTAAGGATGAAGTTGATTCCGATGAGGAAATGGCTGACGACGAAATGGACGATGCTGATGTTGATAATTTTGAAATGGATGACTTAGAGGATTCTGATGACGAAGAACCTGTTATTGATTTAACAACATTAGGTGACAGTGAAGAGGATACTCAAGAGATGTTGAGAGTATTCCAACTAATGGGACCTGAAGATGAGGTAATCGTTAAGAAAGATGAAACAGGTAACATCAATTTAAAAGACAACCAAACAAACAAAGAATATATGATTGTACAAGAATCAGAAGAAGAGTTTGATTTTTCAGAAATGGACGAAGAGGATGATTTCTCATTTGAGTCTGAAATGTATGAAGATGATGACGAATCTGAATCTGAAGTTAAGGATATCATTAATAAAGTTTTCGCAACTGAAGAGTTTGAAGAAGAAGAGGATGAAGAAATCGTTTACGAAATTGAAATGGAGGACGAGGAAGAAGATGAATCTTACGAATTAGACGAAGAGTTTGAAGACGAAGAAGAGGAAGAAATCGTTTACGAAATTGAGATGGAAGATGAAGAAGAAGATGAGTCTTACGAATTGGACGAAGAGTTTGAAGAGGAAGAAGATGAGTCTTATGATTTGGATTCAGTAATGGAATCTAAATCGTTTAAAGCTAAAGGTGTAGGAATGGGTAAACCAAATAAGAAAAAAATCTATTCAGCTAAACCTAACCAAGAAGGTGGTTTTAAAACTGTTAAGAAAACAGCTAACAAAACTATGGGTACAGGAAGTGCTAAAAAAGGTTTCTCTTATAAAGATGGTGAAAACTTAGACGGTAAAATGAAATTAGTTAAAGGTAAAAAATCTGAAACTAAAGAAGCCGCTCGTACTTACGGAAATGGTTCTAAATCAGGACGTGGTTTGAGAAAAGGTATTACACCTAATAGAAATCTTAATCTAGAAAACGTTAACAACAACGAAATCAAAGTTTTAAGAGAAAAGAACGAAGAATACAGAAAAGCATTGAATGTATTTAGAGATAAGTTGAATGAAGTTGCAGTGTTCAATTCAAACTTGGCTTACGCTACACGTTTGTTTACTGAGCATACTACAACTAAACAAGAAAAAATCAACATCCTAAAAAGATTTGATTCTGTAGAAACTATTAAAGAATCTAAAAACTTATATCATTCTATTAAGGATGAATTAACAAACACAAAATCACAACCAATGAATGAGTCAATTGATAGAGCTATTAATAACTCACCATCAACAGGTTCAGCGGTTAATTTAATTGAGTCAAAAACTTACGAAAATCCTCAATTCTTGAGAATGAAAGATTTAATGGCAAAATTAAAATAAAAATAAAATAAACAAATAAAATAAAAACAAAAACAAAATGGGAGCATTATTAGAATCAGGTCTTGTTGGTAACATCGGTCTTAAGCACCTTAAAGTTATCAAAGAAGATACTATTAACAAATGGGATAAATTAGGATTCCTAGATGGTCTTAAAGGACATCTTAAAGAGAACGTAGCTCAGTTATATGAGAACCAAGCGTCTCACCTAATCAACGAAGCAACTTCTGACGGTTCATCAGGTTCTTTTGAAACTGTGGTTTTCCCAATCGTTAGACGTGTATTCTCTAAATTGTTGGCAAACGATATCGTTTCTGTACAAGCAATGAACTTACCTATTGGTAAATTGTTCTACTTCGTACCTAAAATCCAAGGTTATAATGGTGGTACTTATAATGGATTAGACGCTGGTCAATCAGGAGCACACTACGCACCAATTGGTTCACCAAGTAATCCTGATACAGACGGAGCGGCAGTTGCGGCAGGTTATGACCCAGCTTATTCTTCAGGTTCTTACAACCCTACTTACAAGAAAAATCTTTATGATTTGTTCTACGAAGGAACTGAGCCAGGTTTAGACCCAGCAGGTTTATTTGACTACTCTAAAGGTCGTTGGTCAGCAATTACATCTTCTACTGTTGTTCAAAAATGGGATAATGGTAGTTTAGTTGACGCTGGTGCGGCATTTGACGGTAAAAATGTAAGAAAACTTATCATCAAAATGTGTGGTTTTGCTGATACAGGTGCTGGTAAATTAATTGGACCTGATGGAAACGAAATGGATACTGAAGCATTCTTAGCTGATTTACACGTTATTGCTAACGTTGCTGACTTCACAGTTTCTGCAACATCGGCTTGTAATACAGTAGTTGATGCTGATGGTAATCCTGTTTCATTATTGTTCAGAGTTGTTACTCAACAATATGGTCAAGGAATTGTTAGTGGTTTAAACCCTGTTAAACAAACAACTTGGGCTACTGATGGTAATGGTGGTTCATTCAGAAACGTATGTGACGCTAACGGATGTATCTATTTAGAAATTGACCTTTCTTGTCCTGTATGTGCTACTTGTGAAGCAGAATCAATTGACGGATACAATGGTACATTGATTGACACTCTTGTTGATGACGCGGCTTTCACAGCTATCTTCAGACGTTACGAAGAGTTAGAATTTGAAGACAAAATTGGTGAGGTTTCTTTTGACCTTGAGTCAGTTACAGTTTCTGTGACAGAAAGAAAACTAAGAGCACAATGGTCTCCAGAATTAGCTCAGGACGTTGCAGCGTTCCATAACATTGATGCTGAAGCTGAATTGACAGCGTTGTTGTCAGAACAAGTTGCAGCTGAAATTGACCGTGAAATTTTACGTGACCTACGTAAAGGAGCGGCTTGGAACCTACGTTGGGATTACAATGGATGGAGAAGAATTCAAGCAACTACATCTTACACTCAAAAAGATTGGAACCAAACTTTGATTACAGCAATCAACCAATTGTCAGCACAAATCCACAAATCTACATTGAGAGGTGGAGCTAACTGGATTGTTGTTTCTTCTGAAGTTTCAGCTATCTTTGATGACTTAGAATACTTCCACGTATCTAATGCGTCTCCTGAGCAAGACCAATACAACATGGGTATTGAAAGAGTTGGTACATTAGCAGGTCGTTACCAAGTTTACCGTGACCCTTACTTCCCAGCTAACCAAGTGTTAATTGGACACAAAGGAACGTCATTGTTAGACACAGGTTACATCTACGCACCGTATGTACCTCTACAATTAACTCCTACAATGTACAACCCATTCAACTTCACACCAATCAAAGGTATCATGACGAGATACGCGAAGAAGATGGTCAACAATAGATTTTACGGTAGAATTACTGTAGATGGAGTTCGTACATTTGATTTAAGAGAATTGAGATAATCAAAATCTTAAATAAAATATGAAAAAGGTCAGAGTTAATCTGACCTTTTTTTTTACTTGATATTGATATAATCGTTAATATGTTTATATATATAATATATGAAAAAAATAATTATTGATGGAATTATAGAAAAAGAAATTTTAAGACTTTACAACGAAGAATATTTAGGTAGTCCATCTATTTCTGAAAAATTAAATATTAAAAAACACATAGTTTTAAGAGTACTTAAAGAAAATAAAGTTAATATTGGTCCATCTGGAAGAAAATATAAAGGTGGTAAAAGTGCTTCAGATAAAAGACATTATAATAAAAATAAAGAAAAAAGATTATCATATCATAAACAATGGTATGAAGATAACAAAGATAAATGGAACGAATATATAAAAGAATACCGTGAAAAAAATAAAGAAAAAATTCGTGAAATAAAACGTAATTACGAAAAAACCCGTAAAGCGAACGACCCCATTTATAAACTAATCAACAATTTCAGAACCGCAATTTATCAGGTTTTAAAGGAAAACAATGTTAAAAAAAACGGTCATTATTTTGATATTCTAAAATACTCACCCGAAGATTTAATTGTACATTTGGAAAAACAATTTGATGAAAGAATGTCTTGGGACAATTATGGTGAATGGCATGTTGACCATATAAAACCGATTTCATCATTCAACATCCAAGAGATTGGTGACAATGAGTTTATAGAATGTTGGTCATTAAACAATTTGCAACCATTGTGGGGTGATGAAAATATTCGCAAGTCAAATAAATTAGACTATTTATAAATAAAATCCTCTTTATGAATTACACCCAACACATACTAAAAATTATAGTTATATTAATATCATTACTATATCCTTTTGTGTTATTGTCAGTTGAGGGTGAACTTTTATCATTATCACAATATTGGAATACTTCATTACAACCATTATTTATTGTTGCGAATGTAATGACAGCATATTTCTTTTTTGGAATAGACAATTGGAGGTTTTCATCTTTTTTATTAGTGATGGTAACCGCTTTCTCAGTTAAATTATATCCAATGATACATAACGTTGTTGCCGTTATGTTTTTTTTATCTTGTCTTTATCCTTTATTTAAAAGTAAACGATTTAAATTTTATGCTTATTTATACCTTTTATCACCATTAGTTGGTTTTTTATTAGGGTTATTATACCTTGAAATTTATGGTATTATTATTTTATGTTCATATCATCTCCATAGTATTATACACGTTATGTCAGTTATGTATCAAAAACATAAATTGGAGGGGTGATTTTTCTTATTTTCAGATATTTATAAATAAACATTTTTTATGAAAAAAAAATTATTTGATATAGAATCTGACGAAGTAAAAAGGATTTTATCATTACATGAGGAAAGAACTAAAAATCAGTATTTAAATATTATTAATGAGGAAGGTGGAAACGTATCTGACCCTAATTATGGTAAATCAAACGCACAACCAAAACAAAAAATAACTCCTCTACAATCATGGACTGTAAGTTCTGCAAGTTATTCTTTAGAAAATGCTAAAGGAGGTACATCTAACAATGAATTAAAATTTTTTAAAGGAACCAAATTTGTTCAAAAAATTAATAAACAAGGTAAACCTTATTTAATTACTCAAGCAACTACAGTCCAATTACCACAAACTTTAACAGGAAAAATAAATGGTCAGGCGACCGCAAGTGTTATGTATAATTGTGCAACAGGTAAATTTAGTTTAACTAACGTTAAGAATATAAAAACACCATCAGTACAATTCCAAGACAAAAGTCAACGATGGTATGATGAGGAAAGATATTTAACGGCTCAACTAACTAAAGTTTGTCAATATAAAGCACCAAAACAAGAACCCCCTGTAAAAGACGCCAATGCGGGTTCAGGAGGAGGTTCAGGCTCAGGAGGAGGTTCAGGCTCAGGAGGAGGTTCAGGCTCAGGAGGAGGTTCATCACAATTCACTCAAGATGTTGCAAATTTAAATACACAAATACAAACATCTTTAGGGGTTCAAACTCCAACAGGACAATTAACCGATGCGGATATTGACGCAATATTAGCTAAATTAGGATAAGAAATTATATTATGAAACAAAGATTAATTATAACTGAAGAAGAGAAAAATCAAATTATAAATCTTCATAGAAAATTTATAAATGAGGCGGGACCTGGTGGTATTGACCCATCTTTACAACAAGGTACCACAACATCAGGAGTGACATCAGGTGCGACATCAGGTGCGACATCAGGTGCGACAGTACAACCCACGGTAATCCAAAAAGGCGTTAAAAACCCAAAAGTTGAGGCATTACAAACTAAATTAAATGAAAAATTTAATTCAGGATTAGTTGTTGATGGTAAATGGGGACCAAAAACAGCGGCGGCAGTTCAAACAGCGTTGACTTCATTACAAGGTGCTCAACAACCTAATGCAAGTACTCAACCATTACAAAAACCAACAACCGATTATGCAAAACAATTCCAACAAAACGCACAGAATATTATAAATCAAAACCCGTTTAGAAGAACGAATTAAAATAAGAAAGACGGACTTACTCTCCGTCTTTTTTTTGCTCTTCAGTTTCTTCAGTAATTTCAGGTCTATTTAACACCCTAATTGATTTTGATATCACCTCACATTCACCGAGAGAAAAGACATTTTGATGGTAAGCCATTTTAACCGCTTGTATTAATAATGTCGTCGCGTTGTCTTTATCAAGGGAATCTAATATGGCATCCAAATGGCTTTCGTTATATAGTGGTATCGTGTTAAATAATTTTCCGTATAAATCTTGTTGTTCCATAAATTCCAAAATGTGTTGATATTTATAATTATAAGAATGAAAAATAATAAAATCTATATTAACGAAGCAACTTCAACTAATACTGGTGGTAGGGGTTCATATATCGCGCCTTTACAACCTGGATTACGACCCTTTAAAAAAGACACGTTAACACCGTTTACAGATTCAGTTTCTGATTATGATAGTCCACTATTACAATATGATAGTTATGATGGAAAAATGGATGAAAGGTTAGACCAAATAAAAAAACTTGAGAAGACCGCAAAAAAAATTACAGACTATATTAAACACCACCCATATTCCACATTTAGTGATGATGAAGGTAATATTGTTAATGAATACCCTAAAGGTAAAAATAAATTAGGTATTGTTCCTATTAAGGAGTGGGTTGATGTTGACGATATAATCATTGAGGTAACATCAACAAGTTCAGGTGAATATAACGGACCCCAAGAATTAGGGTTAAAAAAATGGAAAGAAAATATTTTATCTCCCTTCACTGAATTTGTTGATAGTGATATCAATCACAAAAAGAAACAAAAAACAATGAAGAATAATATTAAAAAAGAAGTTGGTTTTTGGGAAAAAAGTTCTGATGGGACCTACAATAATCCAACTCATGATGTACATACTATTAATGAAGATTTGGCGGTTTGGTTTGGTACAAAGAAAAAACCAAAAGGTAGTTCACAACCAAAAGGACCTTGGGTGAATATTTGTCGTAAAAAAGAAGGTGGGGGACATCCCCCTTGTGGTAGACCTGAAGCATCTGACAAGGGTTACCCAAAATGTAGAGCGGCGGGTGTTGCATCCAAAATGACAGATGCTCAGAAAAGGTCGGCTTGTCAACAAAAAAGAAAAGCTGAAAAAACTCATTCTAAGAGTGGGACAGGTAACAAACCTAAGATGGTATCGTACAAACCAAAAAAAACCTCTAAGAACGAATCTTTTGAGGTTAGAATTAAAAACTATCTATTAGAGTTTATTAAAAATAAAGGTTAATATTTTTTACTAACTTTTTCTAAAATACTACTTAGTGAACTTTTAATTTGTGAAATCATCTCGTCTTCAAACTCCTGTCTAATTTTTTCGGTCTTATTATCATACATACCTGTAATTCTATCCCAATCTCTTTCGTTTAGAACTACATCATAATGGTATACGTGATTTGTGATACTAATCCTTCTTTCATCAAGAATAATAAATAAACCTAATCTTGTATTTTTTATATAACGTTTACCTGAGATAGGTGCAATCAAAAATTTAGAGTCATCTTGATTAATCAATTTATGACAAATTGATTTACAAATTCGTTCATTATAATTTAGTTTTTGGACTTCTTTACCAAATGCGCTGTTAAAATGTCTATATCTTGCCCATATAAGATATTTAACATATTGTCTTTTAATCAAAGTTCGTAATCGTTCTAACATATTAATCTATTTAAAACAAATATATGAATGTTTTTTTAAATAGGGTATAAATTAAACTATTTTTTTTGAAATAAAACGTTTAGGAATTCAGACCATGTTTCCACATCATTCTCATTTCTACCAATATTGGCAGCATAGCAAGTTAAAACAACATTATCTTTAGTATACCCTTTATTTCTATCTAACCTATCAAGGGAAGGTTGTTGAGGGTGTTTTTTACCAGTAGAAGGTGTTAAAGGTATTTTAAACCAATAACATAAACCATTCTGTTTTTCATATAATTCATTTATAAAATCAACATCAATTTCACGTATGACATTTCTTTTATTAGAATCATTAAGTAAAGTATTTTGCCATAACCTTACTCTACGTTCTTTTTGTTTTTTACTTTCATTTTTCCTAAATTCAGGAACCATACGTTTGTTTTTTTTATATTCTCTTCCGATTTGTAAAGTACATTCTCTACATTTAGTTCCTCTTTGTGATTTGTAAAAATCATTAATATTTTTTATAACACCACATTTACTACATTGTTTATCCATAACAATAAATATATGGATAAACATAAAAGAATAAAAAAAAGGAGAATTAATCTCCTTTTTAAAAATTTGTTAAACTCTTTTCCATTTACCCCCCTTGGACTTATATCGTTTGGCGGCGGCCCCATTACAATAAGCACTTGGGCAAACTTTATATCGTGCCCTTGCCCAAGATAAACATTGTTGCCATAGTTTAGGGTTTGTAGGTTTGTTTTTTTTAGTTTTCTCAGTTATTTCATCCATTTCATTAACTGACATTGCTAAACCTAAATCAGGATTAGTCATACTAATCGCCAATGCCTCGTCTTCTTGAGTATTGTCGTCTTCATACATCTCCATTTCAGAGTTGTCTCTTTTTGTTTCATTCATTAAAAAATCAAACACTTGGTCCATATTGTTTTTGGCTTCAGCAATATGGTCTTGAGCCCAATCGTGACCATTCTCTAAAATAGAACTAATTTCTTCTTCGTCCATGTCTAAAAGAATTTCACATTGTCTTTTAATTTGTTCTAAATTAGAAAAGAACATATATCTACTATTCTCTTGTTCTTTAATTACTCTTTTAATTAAAAAACTTAATTCATTTTCGTTTAATCTAACAACTTTTTTCATAATTAATTATATAATCCATTTGGACCGCCTAAAGCGACCGTGTTTAATTGTATTACATCTCTACCACTCCCATCACTATATATTGCATGAGGGACTGAAATAGAACTTGTTTCACCTGAACATACCAAACACATAAAATATTCGGTATTGGCGCTTATAGGGACTAACGCTTCATTTATTAATTTACCAAAATGATTAAATGGTGGGTAATTACTATCACCACCTAAAAATAAAAACCCATCGTTAGGTGTTAACGCGAAAGCTAAAAATACATCATCATAATTAGGGTTTAAATAAAAAGAATTGTCTAATGAAGTATTACTTAAAAACTTAATTAATTTATTTGCCGTAATAAAATCAACTAAGGACGTATAGTATTTTGTGAATGAACCACCTACAATAATTTTATCATCTGATTGGATTATTAAAGAACTTACTTGTGAGTCTAACCCAAATGAAAATGAATTTGAAAAAGACCCGTCACTATTTATTCTTACTAACTTACCAAATGATAAATCATTACCATTGTAATCGGTAAAATTACCGCCAAGAATTATTTTACCCGTTGATTGTAAACCCACTGTGGTTACTAATGCGTTTGTACCAGTACCAACATTAAAAGAAGAATCAAAGCCGCCACCTGTTAAAATTCTAACAACATTTGGTGATGAGTTCCCATCATATGTATCAAAAAGACCTACTGCGATTAATTTACCATCAGGTTGTTTTAAAACATCTAACACGTAAACCGCAGGTCCACCATCCTCTATTCCATTACCTATCACAAATGTGGGGTCAATAGTACCATCAGAATATAACCTTATTATTCTATTATATGATTGACCATCGTATTGAGTAAATTTACCCCCAACAACTATTTTTCCATCATCTTGGACTTCTATTTTATAGACCTCATCATTAAATCCTGTACCACCACTAAAAGTATTATCAACCGTACCATCAGAATTAAATCTAATAATACGACCAACATTATAGGTTATACTATCTCTTGTTAATTGAGTAAAAAATCCACCGACTAATATTTTACCATCAGTCTGAATATGAATAGTTCTTACGCTCTCATTAAAACCTGAACTACCAACTGTAATATCAAAAGTAGGGTCAAAAGTCCCATCCGAATTTAATCTTAAAAGATATGGGGACACATATAATGTTCCTTCATAATCATAATGCTCAAAATCACCAGAAACAAGTATTTTACTATCACTTTGAATTTTAATGTCATGTACGTCTTTATCAAAACCGTAATTAACCCCTTGGGGGAATGTATTATCTAATAATCCAGCAGTTGACATAATATTAACTATTTAAACCATCGGGTCCTCCTAAAACGACCGTATTCATTTGGGTAACCGCAATACCTTGAGCATCGGTATAAACCGCATGTGGGGGAGTTACAGTACTTGTTTCTCCGCTACATATAACACATATTACCGTTTCAGTATTTGCGCTTCTTGGGGTTCTATCTTGACAACCACAATCATCATAATAACCACTCACAATAAATGTCGCTTCAAACAAGGTATCCAACACCCCTAAAATTTCAAAACATAAAGAACCTTCCCAAAACGGACCTTCAATAGTTGAGAATCTACCTATAGGGTTTTGTGAAAAATAAATCGCGTTTACTGGTCCTTCTAATTCAGGATTGGTACAAGCTCTCACTAAAAATGATTTATCATTTTCTTGGTAACAATTTAAACAGTCAGTATGACTAACGTTATACAAACTCAATGGTGTAATAGGGTCTGAAGTCACCCCTAATACAGTACCACATAACGAAGTTTCACCAATAAAAAATGAAACAACTTCACCTACCGATAATGATGTTGCACTAACTACGTAAGTATCACCTGAAGCACAATTTTCTATATTATAATTTGGCATTTTATTTTCTTATTTATAGTTTATTATTTGAAATTTTATTTGTTGTTTATAAGTATTAACTTCACCACTACTAATCACTTTTATATCAATATAATATTCGTTAGGTATTTTATCTCTTGTGTCAAAAATGAAATAATATTCATTTGGCGCTCTATTAATTGAGGTCCAACCCTGAACTTGAACTTCGGTTTGACCTTCCCTAACATAAACCCTATAACTAGCATCAATATGTTGTAATAATTTTTTAGTTGAGTACGCCTGTTTAATAATTACACCAACTTTTCTAACATCAGTGTTAAATATTTTTTCATCTTGTTTAATACCATAAAAATCAAACCCATATAATTTAGGGTCAACTGAGGAGGTACCAATTTGGATTGAACTTTTTAATGGTAATAGTGTAAATTCATTAAAGATAGTCGGTAAAGTAAAACCATTAAGTTTTAAATTGTACCACTTATCGGTAAATGTACATGGTGTTTTATAACCTATAAGTGGAGGTATTATAACCTCATAAACACCTTTGGTTTTTTGACAAGTTGTTAATCCCGTTAACCCATCAATTGGGTTACCAGAAGAGTCATGAATATCAACATTTGGAGTAAAATCCAAGTTAATTGGATTTCCATTATCAAATAAATAAAGATAAAGTTTATTTGTTTTACCAAGAGAAAATAAATTCCTATCATCTTCAATTAAATCATTATAAGAAGTTTCTAAATATGGCTCATAAAATGTTTGAGTATGGCGAGTAAAAAATTGAACCTCATAATTTTCTGTTAAACCCGTTAAATTTTCAACTTGAGGTTTAAAGGCGACCCCCCATCCTGAAATATTATTTAATGAACCATTTAATATTGAGTTTATCTCATCAGTCATATCAAAACTGATGTTCTCATTACCAAATTCAAAATGTTGTATATCAACAATAGTTAAACCTGAATAATTCACATTACCATTATTTTTGTTATTGTAAATACCTGGTTCAGTCCAAACCCCAATAGTTGTTGTTTGATACCAATTGGATGGTCTGTCTGAAAAATTTTTATCATTTTTAATTTCGTAAATTAGGTCCGCATAATCGTAACCCACACCTTCATCCCATAATTGTGGTAAATTAGGGTCATCATTTATAAATGGGATTCTAAACAAAATCAAATCAAAAGATGTTGCTCTCATTCTACTTTGAGATGTTGTTGTATTTAATAGGTCGTTGAATGTTGAGGTATTAACCATTCTTAAAGTATGTTTGATATCGTCAGTACAAGTTGTTGATATCGTACCATCAGCAATTTTTTCTTTTAAAAGAGTCAAATCCAAATCAAATATAAAACGACTATAATTGTTAGGATACTGAGTTGAGATTACTGAACCATAAAAAAGTTCTGTTACAGGGTTTCTACCTGTATTAACAAAACTGTTGTAAATTATAGTATTGTTTCTACTGAAGAATGAATTGTTGATTGACATTTATACGTTTTATATATAAATATCAATTAATTCTAATATTTTGATTTAAGATAGTATTTTGTGAATCCGCCAATATTGCAAGTATCTCCGCAGTTGTTTGGCCATTACCTGATGAAACAGGAACTGGTGGCATTGTTGCAATAGGATGTACGTGACCTGTGACAAAATCAAAAATTTTCATTAATAATTTCATTAACTCATCACCCCTTACTGTTGGGTACGTTTTTTGGAAGATACTATTCTCAGTACCACTAGAACCCGTACCCCCAATAAAATTGTCTTGAGGTATACCATAAAGAGTATTTTGTAAGTCAATAGTACCTTTAGGTCCTGTTGAATCGTGAGATAGTAAGTATAATTTTTGACCCCCTAAGACCCCATAAGTAACATCCCTATTCAAAGTCTCAAATGGTGTCACCTTACCAATTTTTAATTCCTGTTGTACACCAATAACAGGTTGACCTTGTTTGTTATCCCAAACTAAGAAAAAACCTTTTTTTGTGTCATCAGTTATTGGCTTTATTTTTTGTATAAAATTAGTGTAATTCTTTATTTCATTTATATCTTGATTAGTACTTATGACAGTAAATCTTTGACCCCATCCCGTTTCGTAAGTTAGTTTAGAAGGTGTTACTATAAATGGGAAAGATTCTTTAGGGTCAACATTTGTTTGAGAGTTTGTGGTATATCCTGAAATGTTTAAATTACCAATAACAACTCCTTGTATCACGTTATTTATTATTGTCGTTATTTCATCAATCCCTTTAGCGTTAAATTCAAATTTTTCTATAGGACCAACATAATTAGTTCCAATAGATATTTTAGTAATAGTATCGTATTTAAAATTTTGGGTGTTAACTTCTTTACTTGGTAGTACGTTATAGATACTAACAGAACCATTAAATGCGTTTTGAGTATTCTCTAAATTAGATATGTCCCATACAACCATTTTTTTCACAACTTTCGGAACCTCAATAAATGATGCAACTTTTTCTTCTGGTTGAGCCACTTTTTCTTGACCAAATGTTGACAATTGTAAAAACGCTCTTTTAGTGTTGGCAACAGGTAATTCAGTTTTACTTAATTTTTTTGTTTTACCCGCTCTAATTAAAACATCATTTTCTTTAACAATAATATCCGCAGTCCCACGACCTAATAAAGAGTTATCACCTGGCTCAGGAAATACGCCTTTACTAAAATCTTGTTTATATGTACCATCTTGATTTTTAATGGATATACTGTCTTGTATTCTATCACCAGTACCCAAAAACTTTTTAGCGCCCTGAAAATTCTCAAACGGTGATGTCATTGGTGACGAAAATGGTCCTTGAATATAGAATTGGTTGGTATAAGGGAACTCCTTATTATAGTACATTATGTGTACGTATTCATTTTTTTTAGGGGTTTGACTAATAAAAAATGGTAATAATGGTAAAAATAAAACTGGGTCTTTTGATGTCCATTTATCTTTTTCTTCATCCCAATCAGCAATAGAGTCAATAATATCTCTATATGCCTTTGTTTCAGGAACAACTCGTAACCTACCTAACATCATTGGGTCTTGGTCATCGTAAACAATACCAGGAAAAATAATTTGACTTAAATTAAGTTTTCTCAAATAATTTGAGACTATTTTTTCTATTTGACTAGTATCCATTTTTTATTAAGTATTGGTTCTTTTTTGATATTCCTTTAATACAACATTATAGGTTTCTTCTAACTTATCTAAATGATATGTTAATTTTATTAACGTATCTTTAGTATGTGTAAAATCTTTGTTTAGTAAATCCATAGCAAAAATTAAATCCTTATTTGAATGATTATTAAGGTCTTTAATGATTTCTAATAATTTTTCAGTATCTTTAGTTGTTACCATAATTATATTTTTTTTCCAAATGCACTTGCTGGTACAGTAAATCCTGCGGGTGTTATAGTTAACGGACCTAAAGCAACTTGTACCTTACCATTTTCATTTTCTTCATTTGATGATGCTTTTAATTGTGAGAACATTGATAATACAGTTAAATTAGGACTACCATCTGGCATATCGCCTGTCGGTATTCCAATCTTTTGTAATTCACTAATTGTCCCAATAAATGCTCTTGTTTCCGAATAACCATCCAAAAGCCTTGCCGTGTATAAAATTGGGAATGGTATTAATTGAACTCCCGTAGTCCACGTTTGAATAATACTTAGAAGTTCATCAACCACACTTTTACATTTCCTCCAATCAGAAATAAGTTTTACTAAATCAGCAACGGTTAAAAGTATTTTAACTAATCTTAGAATCATTTTAGTTCTTTTATCTAGTTTTTCTTTTGTAATGTCTTTAATTACACTTAAAATTAAATTTTTAATATCTCTTTTAATAATATTAAAAAGCTCCTCAACAAATACCGCCCCTATTTTGGTGATTAAATTAATAGAGAAATTCTTAAAAAATTTACAAAATTTCTCAAAACTGTCTATAGTATCGTCAATTGTTTTACCAATAGCTTTAATCATAGTATATATTGGTAGTAAAATTTTTGGGGATAACAATGCTCCCACTAAACCAGCTAATAGTTGTTTTATGAAATCTTTATCAATTATATCATACCCTGGTTTATTATCACTTGTTGGTGAAACTACCATATCACTCAAACTATCGGCAGTGTTAATAAAATCCTCATCTTGGACATAGGTTAACTTATCTAATTCATCTAATAACCCTTCAGTGTTAACTGGTACCTTAACATTATCACAATCCTCAAACTCAATCACTCCATTTTTTACATTAGAAATTTTTTGAGCGATTTCCCTTAACTCTATATCATCCAACTCAAAAAAAGAATTATCAATACCGTCAGATTGTGAAATCTTAGCATTACCACTAACATCAATTTCAGTCCTATTATCAAAACATAAACCTAACATTCGTTGGACTTTTAAACTAAGCCAAGATTTGTCTCCTATTTGAGAGTCACTATCTTTTTTCTTTATTGAAATTGCACCTGTTAAAAAATCTATTAACCAAGCATAAACATTGTGACCGTCAAATAGTTTGATTGTGTTTAAATAATCCTGAACAAACTGACCAACTAAATTTTGATTAACATCAACTGCGTTAATATTCGCAATTCTAGCTTTTGGGGTTACTTTAAACCATCCACCACCAATCCCTGTTATAGGGTTAATTTCTAAAAATTCAATGTCAAACAAATTTTGTTTTGAATCTCCTTTATAAAATTGAGAATGAACAACCGAATACGGGTTTGTGTTTTGAGTCACGTTATACAGTTCTTTATTCATCGCAAATGGTTTGTTTTGAATAACAACACTATTTTTTTCGTAAATTAATTTACCAACTTTACTATTAGGGTCAATTTTTAAAATGCCCCCTAAATCTATTGAGGCAACACTGATTAATATTGGACTTTCCGCAACGTAAGTTTGTTGTTGGTCACAACCCACCGCAGTTAAAATTTCTTCAAATAAAATTTCTAAAATTTTAGGTTCAATAGTTTTAACTGTTTGTATTAATTTTTTTTTAACGTATTGTAATGAATTAGACCCCGTTACTTCATTTATATCTAATAAATGGTCAAATTGAGATTTGACTTTTCTCTGAAAAGATTTAGTCTTGGCGGAAAATGAGTCTAAAGGACCTGTAATAGAGTCCTTTCTTTTTTCAAAAGAAGACCCATATTTTTTAGATGCATCATCATACCTTTTTTTTAGGTTTTTGTACGCTTTAGTGGACTCAACCTCAGTTTGTAATTTTTCGTAATCAGCACTAATGTCAATAGACGCCATAATTTAAATTATTTCATTTTATATGACCCTCCACCAGTATTAACATCCTTGTCAATTAAACTTTTAATCATCTCATCATCCATATCAATATCTGACAATGAAAAACTTTCACTAGTGTTATTTGATTTCTCCCAAATACTTGCTTGTAACTTAGATAAGGATAATTTTTTTTCCACACAGTCATTGATAATTTTTTGTTGTTTTTCAATAACAGGACCTATTAAAGTCATATCTTCAGGGTCCTTCATCATTGTTAACATTTTATTTTGAATTCTGATGGCAGTATTTCTCTGTTCTACAAGTTCATTGTAAATTTCTTGCATCAATGACAAAATTGATTCTTTGGTTAAATTAATTTCTTTTTTTGGTGGTCTTCCCATAGTATATAAATATTTATCTAAAAATTTTATTTAACCATATTTTGGATTAGGTTTAAATAAATAACCTTGAATTTTTTCATTGAACTTCTTATTTCTTTTGTTGATAAATTTGTCATTTCTCTAAGAGATAATAAAACAATGTTTTTATTAAATTTATTATTATCATTCCCAATAAAAATACTTTCATAATTATCAAACAAATCATATAGGGCCATTCCTAATTTATGCTCGTTCTCCGACAATTTTTCATTTTTAATGAATAAATCCAATTCAATTAAAAATTTATTAATAACACTGCTATAATCTATAGTATCCTTATCAAGGGAATAAGAAAACTGTTCACTATTTTCTAAGTCACTTGAAATGTCTTCATATGAAATTTTTCTATTTGTTTCCTTTTGGTCCTTTATGATTTGACCCATTAAATAGTTTTTACATATGGTACCAAAATAAGAATAGGCCTTTTTTTCTTTAGAAGGTTTAAATTTCTCAATTTTAGTCATTAAAAATGAATGGGTATCTATATGTATTTCATAGAAATCCATATCTTTTCTGTATAACTTATACCGTCTAATAATTGACGATATCATTTTATCTAAAGGTTTTCTCAAAAAATCATTATAAATTTTGTTTTTTTCTTCGTAAGTTTTGGCGGTTAAAAAATCTATAACCGCCATTTCTTCCTGTACATCAAAATAATTTGATTGTTTTGGTTTTCTACCTTTCTTTTTTACCTCATTTGATTGTTCTGACAGTTCATTTTTTTCGCTCATTAAACAATTTGAGATTCATACTTTATGTTTCTATCGGCATCAAATAAGTATTCTTTTTTTGCTGACTCAACCCAAAACCTAATCTCATCATTAGTTAATGGTTCATTACCATTTTTGTAATTCCAAAAGATTGAGCCGTTTCTTAAATTAACGTGTTTGTAACCAATTCTTGGAATTGACATAATTTTAACTGATTTTTGAGTAAGTCTTAAAAACATTTCATAACCAAAAGTTAGTTTAAATGAAGGTTTAATTAAGTCGTAATCACTGAAAGAACTTTTTCTAATGACCATTCCCGACATTTGGAAATTTTGGTAGTCTTGTAAAGTTTCATTAGTTAATATACCCATTTCAGATGAGAAGTTAGCGGCAAATGTCGCTTCATTTGTAAATCCCGCAAATAATCCCTTTTCATCGGTATCAACAACTATTGGTAAAAACGCATCAACATCTGGATATGATTCAGAATATTTTTTAACATTCTTAAACCAAATTGTGGAGTATTCATCATCAAACTCAAAAAGAGAAACCCATTTTGATTCTGAAGATTTAATACCGTAATTAATTTGTGAGGCATAATTAGGTTCTTCAGTCCACTCAAGTTTTTTAACATTTAACAAACCAAAATCAAATCCGTTTAAATATTCGGTAAGAGAAGTTTCATTACAGTAAACAATTACAAGTTCGTTTATTTGAGTATTTTGAATTTTCAACGACTCAACACATTTTTTAAAGTAATCTTCAAAACCAAGTACCTTACTGGTTTTAATCGGTAAAATAACCGATACATCAAATTTTTCTACATTTTCCATATTATTCATCAATTGTTTCTGTTTTTATTAATTGACCTTCAAATGACTCTAATCTCACCGAGATGTATGATTCAAATAAAGATAAAACGGTACTTTCAAACTGCTCTTGAGTTGATAATTCAGAAACAGTTTTATCCATTTCAGAAAAAATATTTTCATCAATATTATCCTCAAGCCAACTTTGGATATAGTCCGCAATAAAATCAACCATCTGTATTTTATTATTAGCCCACAAACCATTTTTTTCATTCAACCACTTAGGTAATAAGTTAGGAACTAATCCCATAACAGGAACACCCGTTTTCATTGATTCTAATGGGAATGTACCGTAAGAACTTGTCTCATCAATCCATACTGATAAACAAGTATCTTTCAGTCCATCCGCAAACTGTTTCTCAGTTAATCCTCTCATATCACGAAAAGTAATCCATCTATATTGGGGGTATTTAATATAGAAGTTTTTAACTAAGTTAATAGAATCTCTTTGCTCTCTTGTGTTAATTGCGATTATTGGTTTTGATGGTAAACTTGGTTTAGAAAATTTTTCAGGAATATAAGGTTCTAAAACATCAACTGAAACATTCTTCATCAATGATGAAATGTATTCTTTTTGTTCTTCTGATGTTGTAATACATTTATGGAACCCTAATTGACCCCAAGTTTGACCTGGCTGTAATGTCTCAAGAATATGGTCATAAGCTTGGCATAAAACAATTTTACCACAAGGTAATTTTGTGATTTGGCTCATTACAAACCCATAAAGTTCAGGTACTACAATAAAATCTTCGGGTGAAACTTCTAAGTTTTGACCCTCAATTGATTGATGAGGTATTTTTTCCATGTACTCATTACCCAACCACTCACCAACACCTGTATAATCGGGTTTTTCGTGTAACATAATTACATTATAACCAGAATTAATTAACGTTAATCCTAACCTATAAATGTATGAAATAGATGCTTTGGCGTTACCTTTAGTATCTTGAGCCAAAAGATAAATTTTAGATTTTTTATCCTTCATATTTTGGATAGACCTCTCTAATTTTGAAATTTGTTCTTGATTCATATGTTTAATATTTATTTATTATTTTTTTGTTTATTAGTGTATTAAATGCTAATTTAAAAGGTATTGATATTTCAGAACTTTTTGGTCCTAATGTTTCGTCAACATCTTCACTTTCACTTAATAGAACATCAACCATAATTTTTAACATATCATATTTTACCACACTGATATGTTGTTCTGTACTTCCAGACTCTGAGTAGTTTGGTAGATTAACCAATTCCTCCATTTTATCTAAATCAAGATAATAATGTTCATTTAAAATTTTTAACATAGTTACAATTCTTTAATTTTATTTTCCAACTCTTTTATTGAGCTAATTGTATGAATGCAAGGAATATCTTTGTTATACTCCGTCTCATATTTTATTATAATTTTACCATCAGGATAATCTAATAATAAGGCGGGATTTGATGTAAGTAAAATATCCACCTCATCCCACATTGAATTAATTGTTAAATTACTATAGAATTTAACTTTTTCTAATTGACACCCAAATTTTGAAAGGAAGAATAATGATGCGGGTTTTGACCTACCAATTTCATCTGAAACAATTAAGAAATCAAAGTAATCTCTGTAATTGACATATATATCATTTAAATCATTGAATGTAGTATATTCAGTTGATTGAGAATGCCCAAATATTTCCATTGGGAATTCCTCATATAAAAATGAATACACCTCTTCGTCACTTTGGAATTCAAAATGATTTTTAAGTTCTAACGAATTTATTGGTGTGGTTATTTTGTATTCAAACGAATCCTCATCCTCAATACCTTCGGTCTTATCAATATAGAATTTTTGATAGGTTTGTTCTATCTTACCTAATGTATTTCTTAACACACCATTTATCTCAATCCCAAATCTCATTCCTCGTATCTGTTTAAGATTTTAGTGATTAACGGGTTACGAACAACATCTTCCATACCAAATTCAAAAACTCCTATCTCACTAACATTCTTAAGTTTTTGAATTGCATCCCAAAGACCCGTTTGTTTCTTATCTTTGTATCGGTCAGTCTGCTCCAAGTCACCCGATATGAAAAATTTACTATTATAACCAATCCTTGTTAATAGTAATTTCATTTGATTAGGTGTTGAGTTTTGAGCTTCCTCAAATATTAAAATTGAATTGTCAATGTTCATACCTCTCATATAGGCCAAGGCAAACACCTCAACAAACTCAAGTTCTTTTAATTTTTCTCTAGCATCCTTACCAATAATTTTATTCATCAGATAGTAAGATGGGAAAATGTAAGGGTCTAATTTTTCCTCAACGTTACCAGGTAATGCTCCCAACTTTTCTTCTGCCTCAACCGCAGGTCTAACAATAATAATTTTTTCATACTGATTATCAGGGTCGTATAATAAATTAAGAGCTGCGCTCATAGCCACAAAACTCTTACCAACACCTGCAGGACCCGTACAAATAGTTATTTGGTTATGTTTTAATGTCTCAAAATATTTTCTTTGATTTTCTGTTAAAAACTTCTCTTTGGGCTTCTTTTTTAAGATTTTACCAATGATGTCTTTTTTATTTAGAGGTCTTGAAGGTTCCTCACTCACCGAAGGCGTTGCTTGCGGAGATGGTTTTTTTCTTTGTGACATATTATTTTAATTAAATTTTATAACTAAATAATACTCCATTATTTATAATATTCAAGCCAATATTCAATCATCTCATCTAACATAGATTCAAAAGTATAATTTGGTCTCCAACCTGTCATTGATTTTAGTTTTGTACTATCACCCTTCAAATCGTAAAGTTCTTCAGGACGATAAAATTTTTCATCAATTGTAACATATTCTCTAAAATCTAATTCTAACTTATTAAAGACATATTCACATAAATCTTTAACAGAATGTGATATACCCGTTGAACAAACAAAATCATCGGGTTTATCTTGTTGTAAAATCATCCACATCGCCTCAACATAATCTTTAGCGTGGCCCCAATCTCTAGTGGCGTCAAGATTACCAAGTTTTAATTGATTAGATAAACCTAATTTAATTTTAACAGCTTCTTTACATACTTTATTCGTAACAAAATTAGTACCTCTTCTTGGTGATTCGTGATTAAACAATATCCCATTAGAAACAAACATGTCATATGAGTTTCTATAATTTCTACAAATGTTATATGAGAATACTTTTGCACATCCGTATGGTGATACAGGATTCATTGGAGTTGTTTCTCTTTGATACCCATCTTGGTCAATACAATTACCAAACATCTCTGAAGATGATGCTTGATAAATTTTTATAGATGGGTCAATTAATTTAACCGCCTCTAAAAGATTTAATGTCCCAACACCAGTAACATTTGCCGTGTATAATGGTTGGTCAAATGAAATTCTAACATGTGATTGAGCCGCTAAATTGTAAATTTCAACGGGTCTAACTTCTTGAATGACACGAATTAATGATGACAAATCTGTCATATCGGCATAGTGTAGTTTAATTTTTTCGTATACCGAGTCTAATCTTGAAGTTTGATTTTCAGAAACTGAGTTTCGTTTTAAAGTCCCGTGTACCTCATAACCCTTGTCAAGTAAAAATTCTGTTAGGTATGAACCGTCTTGTCCGTTTATACCTGTAATTAATGCGATTTTATTTTCTAACGTTCTCATAATTTTTAATAAAGTACTTTATAGTTTTTTTTAATCCATCATATAGTGGGGTAAAATTAAAATCGGGTAAATAATTTTTTAATTTTGAATTATCTGATGGTTTTCTATATTGACCATCTGGTTTATTGACGTTGAAATATACCTTACCCTCAAATTCCATAATTTCAGTTATGATACTGACAACTTCTTTAATTGATATTTCTTGTGAAGTTGATAAAATAATTGGTTCGGATTCAGTGTAGTTATATAAAACCCATTCAGTTAATTTTGCAACATCTTCACTAAAAATGAACTCCCTTAATGAATTTCCTGACCCCCAAATTTCAAACGGAGTGTTATTTTTTTTGGCTAAATAACATTTATGAATTAATGAAGGTATGACATGACCATTTTCAATATTGTAGTTGTCATTTGGACCATAGATATTAGTGGGTATAACCGATTTATAATTTAATCCGTATTGTTCTCTATATGCTCGTATCTGAATATCTGTCATTCTTTTGGCATATGCATATGCGTCGTTTGAAAAATGAGGTGGTCCTAAATGTATTTTATTCTCAGTTAAAGGATATTCTATATTGTCGGGGAATACACATGTGGATAAAAAAGCAACAAGATTTTTAATACCGTGAACCCTTGCTGATTCAATAACATTCGTATTCATCATTATATTATCGTGAAAAAATTCACCTTTATAGTTCATATTTCCACCAACACCCCCAACTCTACCAGCACAATGAATTATGGAGTCAAATTTTATCTTATTTAACACCTCGTCAATTTCGGTTCTATTTCTTAAATCACATTTACTTGACGATAATGGGGTATAATTATCCCCATTAAATTCAGAACCAACAAGACCATAACCCCCTGTTACTAAAATATTTCCCATCACATCCCAATAATTTCAAAAGTGGGGCAAGGAACAATAAATTTACCCCCACTTTTTAAAAATTCTGACTCTCTTTCAACAAACTCATTTATAAAATGCCAAGGTAGTACTAACAAATAATCAGGTTTAGCCTTTCTCATTTCATCTTCAGAATAAATAGGAATGTTAGTACCGACTGTTTTAAGTCCGAACTTGTATATACTTCTTTCAGCAATACCGTCAATCAAAGTATGGTCTAATCCAAAATATTGTAAAAGAGTATTACCTTTAGTTGATGCCCCATAGCCCCAAATTGTTTTTCCTTTGGATTTTTCTTCCTTAATAAAGGAGATTGTTTTTTCTTTTAAATCGTTAATCCTATCAAAAAATTTTAACCAAACCTCTTCTTTATCTAAACCTAATGTTCTTTCATATTCTAACGTAGATTTTAATCTGAAATTACAAATATCACGATAAGGCTGAGTTCCGAATTTAGTTTTATCGGAATTTTCTTTCATACAATAAATTCTAAAAGACCCTCCGTTAGTGTCATTAAGTTGTATATCAACTATATCAATACCACATTCTTTAAATATTTTTTGGATATTAAACAATGAATAGTAATATACATGTTCATGGCAAATGTTATCAAAGGCTAATTGCTCAATCATCAATGGTGTGTATGATAATTGTAATACCCATACTCCATTATCGTCCAAAATTTCAACGATATCATTTACAAAACTTTTAGGGTCTTCTAAATCATAAAACATTGCAATGGTAGTTATAACCTTTGCCTTTAATTTTCCAAATTTACTTTCTTTAAAAACCTTTGACGTGAAATAATCCTGAATAATTAAATTGGCATGTTTTTCGGATTCTCTTTTAAATGAATCATCAACTGGGTCTATACCGACTTTAATTAAGTTATCGGGTACATTACTCAATAATGTACCATCATTACATGCGATATCCACCCATAAATCATTTTCGTTTAATTTAACAATGTCAGTTATTGAATTAACAATTGATTTTAATTCTTTTTTCATGGTATTATTAATTCCTGACCTATACCAATATTTTCCATACATAGTATCTAAAGGTGCTATTTTTTCTAATCTAACCGCACCCGTTTCAGGTTCTAACATCATTTTCATCTCTACTGAACCACCTCTTGGGGATTCACCATCTTTTAAAAAGTCAGAAACATATAAATCTCCTAGTGTAAATAATTCTTTCATAAGTTTTATTATTTTAATAATTTATTATTAACATACCAATCTTCATATGGTTTGTTATACCATTCAGGATTTGGGTCTAAACACGGAGCGTTATCAACAACTCTAGAAAACCCGTTTTTAGTTAAAAGTTCAAAAATTTGATTTTTACGAGTATCACCATCACAATAAAGATTATGTTCTACAGTAATCAGACCAATCTCATATTTGATAAAATCAAACTCTTTTAATGCGATATATTCGTAACCTTCAATATCTATAGATAAATAATCAATAACGTTTGGTGCATTATTTTCGTCTAATATATTTAAAAGAGTGTCACAATCAATACTGATACCTTCATTAGTTATTTTATATTCATTAGCATTAAAATTACAAGTACCTTTATAATCAGTTACCGCCTTGTTGACGTTTACCGATTTCCTGTTTTTAATCAATGAATTAAAAACTGACGGATTAGCTTCAATACATATTCCTGACCAATTAAAATTTTTCTCAAAAAAATAAGTATTACTTGTTTGAATTCCATCATAAGCACCAACCTCAATAAAGTACCCATTTTTTTTGAATTCTAAAAATTCTGCGACCCATTTGTCTTGATTAGATTGTGAATAATACATTTTTACTTTTTTATATATATTTGATTATAATCAACGATGTCGGATAGATAATACCCAATACTTTCAAAATAATTCTTATATGAATCATCATTTAAAAAATTTTCAACGACAATTAATTTACAATCAATATTTTTAGTATTTAGACCTCTCATAACCTCAATTTCCCAACCTTCAACATCAATTGATAAGATATCAACCTTATTAATATTGAGTTCACCTAATATCGTGTCTAGTTTTTTTATTTTGACTTTTATTTTTTCACTATTTTTATCTGTTAAAATAAAATTAGTGTTATTTAGATAACTTTCTTTAACGTCAATAGAAGAAAATGAGTGGTCGGTTACAACTCCCCCATACGCGTTTACCTCTTGATGAACTATAGTAAATTCACCATCTCTATCTTCATAAGAACATGCAAATTCATACACTTCGTTACCAACCTCTTTATGTTGTTCTACAAAAGTAGGGTTAGGTTCAATTATAATTGACCTCCAACCGTTATCTTTAAAGTGTTTTGACATTGATAAAAACTCAGGAGTCGCACCCCCAACCTCAACGATTAATCCTTTATATTCGTAATCTGAAAAATATTTTTCTCTAATTATTTTATCAGTATCATATTCAGCGTAAAACTCCATATTCCATTTTTTTATTATTTAAATTATTGTTAGGGTAATATTATTATTAATTAATAAATCACAGTTCCATTATTTTGTCAAAATTATTTATAAAATTTTCATTTGACCATTTTAGTTTATGTTCTAGTAAAGGAGAACAACCACCACTGATTATATCAGTAATTTTATTTTTCTCAATAGAAATTTCATCACAAAATATATGTCTCATCATATTACAATTAGTGACCGCAATTGGTACATCAACTGATAATGCGTAATCAATAACAGATGAGATACCTTTAGATGGTTTTTTATCATAATAGAAACAATTCACACTACTTTCATTTAACCACTCCAATAACTCATAATTACTCATGTAATGGTCTGTAATAATAAATTCATTTTTATTATTTAACATATTCTCACATAATTTTAAAGTTTCGGTTTTCAAATGGTTATTTATGTCAACATTTGCATTTGGAATATGGAATCTAATTAAAGAATCGGTATATTCTTCATTAATTTTATTAATTAAATTGTGAAATCCTTTATCCGGAAACCCAAACCCAAATGAAGAAATAATTGGTCTTTCGTTATTTTGTTTATTTTTACTTGGTTTAAAATCAAATAAACACCGGTTAATATTATGTTCAGTAACATTATCAACAATTTTTGTTGGGTCATTGTATAGTATTCCTTTTATACTAGAAAACTTTAAATCACCATCGTGATAAATAAAATAACAATTATATTGTGACGATAATTGATTAACTATCTCATCTGTTATCCATCCCATAACCCATATAATGTAATTAAAAACAATAATATCTATTTTATTATTATTTAAAAAATTATTTAAAGTTGTAACGTCATTAGTTTCTAAGTAATAGTAATTGTTGTTTTTACTTTTTTTAAGACTTTCATATATGTTTAACCCATATTGATGAACACCACAATTAGTTGTTTGTCTATTAACAATTAAAATATCTTTCATAACGATTCTATCATTCTTTTATAATCATTTGTCATTCTTTCAGGTGACCACAAGTAGTACAACTCTTTTACTTTTGTATTGTTTTTTAAAAACGACTTTAAATTATTTTTTTGTTCAAAAAAACCTATGTGATTATGAAAATGTCGGTACATATAGGTATTATTAACCACTAAACTAGATTGCGAACTTACCGCCAAATCAGCACTTCCACCAACCCCGATAAACGGGTGAGGGGGATTATAAAAGTACATATTTAAATCATTTTTAGATAAGAAATTAATAACCTCATCCTCAGATTCAAAATAAGTGTTAGTAATATTTAAATTAACGTTTTTCTTATTAATAATATTTTTCCATAAATTAAATTTATATGTATCATCACCACCACCAAAAGTAGCTTGAGTTATATTCATATTAATATTTACCTCATCAAATTCGTCGTGTATTAGTTCAATCATCCTGTCAAACATTTTCCAAGGGGAAACACTAAAACCATGAGAACCTATATTTAAAATATTGTTTTCATTTTTTTGTTTTGTAAACCTTCTTATTGGTCTAATAGTCGTAAATTTATTATCACTTATAGTTTGATTAGTATCGTCATGAATCACCCAACAATCAAAAGTTGTGTTGTAAAAACTAACCATTTCAGGAGTTAGTGGGTCATGGATTATACCGATATGTTTAGCATTGGGATACTCATTAAAAAGACCTTTATGTATATATGGTAATGTACTTAGGTAATAATTATACAATACATAATTAGGTTTTTCATTTTCCATAATTGACCTATATTCCGATTCCCCATTTACAGGGGTTTCAAAATACTTAACAGGTAAAATGTTTTTATCTAAAAGGTCATAAATCCTCTTACCAATTTCATATACACCACACTGTGATTTTGAATGATTGATATATAATATACTCATTTTTATTTTTTTAATTCTTTTTTTATCATGTCAATTATTAACTCATCAACATTATATTTTGGTTCCCACCCAATTGATTTAAGTTTAAAATTATTACCAATTATATTATAATCAATAGATAAATTTTTTGATTCTTCATAATCAATATAGTCATAAAAATTTAAATTATGTAGGGTAAAAAATTTTTTAGCAAACTCAAACATATTAGTTGATACACCACTACTAAAAACAAAATCGTCATTGATTTTATTGTCAATAATTAATTTAACTCCACTCATAAAATCTTTAGCATGGCTAATATCTCTATTAAAATTTAAACCGTATAATTTTATTTTTTTGTTTTCTCCCTTAATTATTTGACCAACTAATGATGATATTTTTTTACTAACAAATTTATCACTTCTATAATAGGATTCATGATTAAAAAATATACCTGAAGAACATTTAATACCGTATTTAATTCTATATTCGGACATTAAATTATGGACCGCTAATTTTGAAATCCCATAAGGGTACATTGGAGATGTTTTACTTTCTTCGGTAATTATTTTTTCATTTGACCTTCCATACATTAATGATGAAGATGCCTGAAAGAAAAAAATATCTTTATTTTGTTTAACAATTGAATTTAATATATTTGAGGGAATAATGTAATTATGTTCAAATGTTCTGTAAGTGTCTTCCCATGGATTTATAACATCAGTTTCTCCTGCAAAATTAACAACCACATCTGGTTTAATTGTTTTTATTAATTGATTTACATAATTAAAATCTGACAATTCTGATAAACATAAATTAATATTGAATTTTTTATTATGTTCTTTTAACCTCTCAATCGGGGTCATCATTCTACAAACCCCGTGCAATTCATAATCTTCTTGAATTATTTCGGTTAACAATATACCATCCTGACCTAAAGGGCCTGTTATTAGTATTTTAATCATATATTAATGAACTTTTCAATACCATTTAAATGTTTATAACCCCCATAGGTTATATAATAATAATCATTAATATATTTCTCATCCCCAATATAATGAGTTTCATCGGGTATGATTAGTTCACCCAAATGAGGTTTCCCCAAACAGTGGGCAATTGCTAATGGGGTTGACATATTACCTATAAAAAATTTACACGAATTAATTGATTGTACAAGTTCATTAAATGAATTACAGTGAATCAATTCAACCTTATCTTTATATGGGAATGACTCATATTCATGTAGCGTGTTAATATTAGTAATAAATTTACATTTATTTTCGTTTACTAATTTTTCCCAAGGAAAAAGGACTGTATGTCTGTGTAAACTTCTGTGGATTAGAATAGAATCCTCAAGACCCTCAATTTTATCAGATTGAACCCAGGGTGTTTTAGGAGGTTCTAAATTATAGTTATCACAAAGCATATCAATCCAGTTAGATTTGAAGAACAATTTGGACCACCTCCATTGATTTAAGTTTATATAATCCTCAACAACATCCCCTTCTCTTAGTAAGTGGAATGAATTAATATAAATTTGAGACATTATAAATGGTTCTAAATCATAATATGTACTGTGCATATCAAAATGAAACCCATCCCCACCATATTCGGATAAGTTTGTTATATATAAAACACCTTTTTTGTTATTTTTTTCGCATATTAATTTTATAACCATTAGGTTATGTAATAAGTCACCCGTTTTTCCCCCACATATAAAATTAATTTTTTCCATACATTTTGTTACTGCCTTGTTTATATAATTTTTGAGGTTTTTGATTTATTACAATATCGTTAATCATTTCATCAATTTCTTGTATTAAATCATTTCTTTGTTGGTTAGCAATATTAGTTATTTTGGTTGCGTTAGATATTTCAGAATCAGTAGCGTTAACATTTCGTTTAATATCCTCAGCCATCCAAATTCTAATATTGGTCACAGTTAATTTATCTATTAAGTTTCCTATTGTTTCCATTTTAATTCATATTTAAAAAACATTCTTTAATTTTGTCGAAATTATCTAACATAAACGGTAATAAATTGTTATGGTAATCTTGTTGTAATTTTTTTAAATTATCACTATCCTCGTTCCTTGTTTGACTTTCATAATGATATGCAACAATGTTTCCATCACAATAATTTGTCAACCCCAATGTCACACATTTTAAATTTAACTCAACATCTTCTAAACAACTAATATAGTTTTCATTAAAATACCCACATTTTTCAAAAATGTCTTTCTTAATCATCAATAACCCACCTGTATTACCCGTTTCCTTAGTTAGGGTTGTAGAATAATTATAATAATTTGTTAAATTTTTATGACTCAATCGGATATTACCACTTTTATCAACAAAAAGTATAATTCCATCATGCTGAATGGTTTTATTTTCAAAATGAAGTCTACCCCCAACAGTTCCGACCTTAGTTTTTTCTTTAAAAACTTTCAACATACCATAAATCGCATTGTTCAACAACTTAATGTCATTGTTACAGAATAGGATAAATTCATATTCATTTCCAATATGATGTTTTACTACTTCATTATTTATCTTAGCAAAATTATAATAATCAAATTCTATTAATTTAACATTTGTATTTTCATACCTTATTTTAATTAATTCCTTTTCTTCAACTGACGAACCTGTATCGGCAATAAAAATATCATATAACAATGTATTACAGTGTTCGTGAAATGAATCAACACAATCAAATAATAAATTTAATTTACTTTTTGTTGGGATGATGACCGCAACTTTACCAACATTTTTAATTTGTTTTTCTTTAATTTCAGGAACATATATTGATTCAGGTTTTAAATCTAACGGTAAAATTGACCTGAATTTATTAATAAATTTTTCTTTGGTTTCATAAAATTCTTGATTCGGTTTCCCAACCGATTGGTGGGTTATTTCAAATGATGAGGTAACACCTATCTTAACACCATCAACATAATTAGGTAAACAAAAACTATGGTCATAAAAATGGAAACGTCCCATGGTCTCATCAAATTTATGTATTATCTTTGTTTTGTCAAATGCCATAAATAAACCATCAATACTTACGACAGGAACTAAGAATGGTAATTTTGGTGAGTATTTACTTAAAAACTTTTTATGACCGTCAGGATGATGATAAACTTGACCAACCATAGTTTGTTTTAATCTTTCCCAATACACACCCGACTCAGGAAAATAACAACTACCAGCCTTACCAATTATACCGAATTCAGGGTTGTTAGAAAAATCCTCTAACAATTTTTTACCCCAATTTTTTTCAAGTTTAATATCGTTATGACAACATACAACAATATCATACTTGGCATCTTTTATTCCTTTATTGTAAAGTTCGGATAATGAGTATTCGTTATGGTTTACGTAAGGTAAAACCTGTACCCATTGAAGTCCTGATGTTAACACAAGATGGTCATTAAACTTATCGTTGTATTCTTTATCTTTATGTGTTGAGTAAATTATTGTTATCATCTTCGTTTTCTTCTAATAATTTCTTTAACTTATCTAATTTTTCTGTCATATACCCATTCCACCACCCATCATTCATATTTGACATGGCAATTTCAGACTTCACCTTTTCAATCTCACACTCTATTTCTTTTTTACTTTTCATATCCCTGTACTTCCAAATCCGTTATCACCTCTTTCTTTTTCGTTTATTTTTTCTTTTTCAACCAAATTAACCCACTTTCCATTAACAACAGGGCAAAGAACTGCTTGAGCAACCTTCATACCTTTAGTTATCGTTACAGGGTGATTATTTGTGTTAAATACAATTACTTGAACTTCACCTGTATATCCATTGTCAACAGTTCCTGGTGAGTTAAGAACCATTAGTCCTTGTTTAATCGCTAAGCCGCTTTTAGACCTAACTTGAATTTCGTACCCATCTTTAATATCAAATGAAAGACCTGTCGGAACTAAAACTCTACCAAAAGAAGGTATTTCTATTTCCTCGGTTGAATATAAATCAAATCCAGAATCACTTGAATAATTATAGAACGGGTCAATTGCATTTTCATTTAACTTAGTATACCCTAAATCAAGTGTTGGTTCATATTCATTAAATGCCTTTTCAATTTCACTAAAATCAACACCAAATTCGTCCATTATTGAGTCAAAATCTCCAACGTCATCATCTTTAGTTAATTTCATAATCTCATCAATTTCTTTCATTTTTTCGTTGTAGAAATTGTAATTTTCAGGATTTGTCATTTTAGTTCTTTTAATTTTTTTATAGCTTCTATTAATACCTCCACATCCTTCTCACAATATTCGGCAATTTCTTTTATCATATTCTTATTCCAATAAGAATCGTGGACATTTGCCCCAGACACCTCACCACCTTTTGGTGATTCAATCCCCAAACAAGAGCAAAGTAAATCAAGGGACCCAATTGCGGTATAAGCCCCGTATTGCCATATTTCTTTAGTGTCAATCGCTTTAACTTCCCATGGCTTTGTATCATATGATGGAAGAATCTTGGATGGCATAATCCCATTAATAATCATACGCTTAGCCAACATAGGAATATCAAAATTCTTTAAATTGTGACCACATAGATAAAAATCAAGTTTATGACATCTATCTAAAAGATTTCTAACTTGGATTAAAAGTTCCTTTTCATCTTCACCTGAAAATGTTTGTTTTTTAACATCACCATTATCCATAACAAATGCCATTGACACACAAACAATTTTTGCAAATTCGGGGACCAATGCCCCCCGTTTTATAAAAACATCATCAGGAACAAGTCCTACGTCTTCTGGAAATCTTTTTTGAAACCAATCAAAGTACTTACTGAATTGGTCCGCAAGTTCGGGACTAAATTTTTGACAAGATTCGTAATCAGGACAACCCCCAACAGTCTCAATGTCTAAGAATAAAATTTTAGTAATTGGAATATTAATCATATCTTATTTTATAATTGATTCGTAAAATTCTTTTCGCAAAATGGTTACATTTTGTAAATTGTATTTGTCTTTAACAGTTTCATACAATCTTTCACCCATATCGGTAATCATATTAGGGTTCTCAACAAGTTTTTTAATAAACTTTGACCAATCACTATGATTTTTAGTTTCGTCAACTAACAAAGCATTACCATCAACAAAATTACCATTTTTAAGTGAATGTTTCAAGTCAATTGTATAAGGACCAACGTTAGATGCGATTAACGCTTTTTTGTAAAACCCCGCCTCAATAACTTTAAGTTGAGATTTAACCCTGTTAAAAATATGGTTTTTAATTGGTGCTAAAGAAATATCAAATTTAGAGTAATTCATAGCGTAAGATGTTACAGGTTTTGTCCAAACTCTTTGGTATGGTAATATAATATCACTTTTGTATTCATCTTCTTTAAATTCAAATAAGTAATCTTTGTATTTACCGTCAATAATTTTATAGTTATTTGTAAAAATCTCTTCATACTTAACCCAAACGGTTTCGCTAGGTTTAATTGGTCTTTGTTTTTGTTCACCTGTCTGTTGATTAACTTCAGTTACGGTCCCACGAATATCAAATCCACATAACACATATTGGATTTTATCATTAATACTTGAGTTTTTTTGAACAAATCCATCCAATAATTTTAAATCATGTAAATGAGATGACCCCCCTAACCAACCAACTCTAATTCTTTCAGATTCTAATGTTGGTTGTTTGAACTGAGGTTCATCTGGATTTATTGCATTTGGAAAAACAACCACATTTTTATTGTATTTTCTAATTTCATCGGCAAAAATTTCTGTAGTTGTTGTTACATAATCCGCTAATTTTAGATTAGCAACAATTTTTTCATGTATTTTGTTTTGAACAATTAATGAGTGGATTGGGTGTTCTTTTGTTGGTAACCAATAATCATCTAAATCAACAATAACTTTAATTCCTTGGGATTTTAAGTAGTTAATCAACTGTTGAGTCCCCTCATAAGATGAACCAACATTTCTATGGATATGAACAATTTGATATTTTTTCCAATAATTAGGGTCATTTACTTTAGGTTCAAAATCAATATCCACATAAAAATCATTAGGATACATATTTTGTAACATTACATGGGGGTCAACTGAGCGAAACTTTCCGACACCAGTTTTATCGCTTGGTAAGACTAACACATTAATTTTTTCTTTCATATTTTTTAATTATATAAACTAAAATATAATAGACCATTTTCATTATATCAATATAGAAAACAAAAAACCCCCACGATTAATGGAGGTTTGACCAATGTAATAAAATACAAAGGGGTGCGTGTTATTCCGAAATTTTTCTAACCTTAGTAACTTTACCCTCAAACATATGTTGACCCACTCTAAATTTAAAAACATCGTTAGATTTTTTTGTGGACTCAACCATAAGACCATTTTCTTTTAGTACCTCTTCAACAGTCTCCCTTACAATACTTCTAATATCATCAGCGGAAATACCATTTGAAATGCTCTCATTAACAATCGGTCTACGTTGTTGTGTGTTTGGTAATGGTTCTCCTTTTGCGTTAACGTTCATTAATCTTGCAGCTTTTTCAGCTAACTCAGATGAAATACTACTACCACCAGTTAATGGGTTATTTGGTTGAACAATTGGATGTTCCATCATTAATTGTTTTATTTCATCAGGTAATTTTGATGACATAATTCTATCTTTAGTTACTGGTTGTTGAGGTTTACTAACAGTACTAGTTGTATGAAATTCACTTTCATTTAAAATATCATTAGGTAAATTGTAAGTTGCTTGAGGCGCTTCGTAATTTTCTACCTGTGGTGTGGAAAAATTATTTATTCCATTATTACCTCTACCCATAGTATCGTGTCGTTCCATAATTTTTTTAGACACCATAAGTTTTTGTATTAAATCATTTTCGTTTGTCATAATAATATGTTTTATAAAAAATATGTGATAAAATATAACAGTAAAGTTAACTGTTAAGCAATGTTCTCTTCTGTATTATCAAATGTGACTAAGCTAATAACTCTCACCATTCCTTTATCACCATTAGGATTAAATCCTGGTTTTGGTTCATTAAATGTCTCACCTGTTGGTTTAAATGATAGGATTTTATCAACTCTAAATAATCTCCACCCAGGTAATGGTTGTTCACCTTTATATCCTGTATGAGACGCTCCCGAATTATCCCAAGCCCTTAATACTGGGTTATCTGCTTTACTATACCCAAAACAAACAGGCTCAATTTCACGTAAACCTTTACCTCCTGGTTCATCACCATCATAATAAATAATAACTTTGCGTCGTTTATTAATTGCATCACTTAATGATTCTATTGATGCGACTTCTAATAATACCGACTTAAATGTATCTATTAATTTCATTATGCACTTGGAGTTGTGTAAGGGTTTTGTATTTTATATTTATTTATTACCAATTCTGCTTTCCTTTCAATTATGTCTTGAATACCTCCCGCATTTTGGTTTCCTGTATCTAAAAACTGACCAGTTCCTTTACCTTGAGCATCTCCATCCGCTAACGCATCTGGATTAACTGCCGAGTATTGGTTTTCTGTTTTGTAATCATTTTTAGGGAACAATTTTTTTCTTTCCGATTCTGCGATTTCAGATAATGAGTTTTTAGGTTGACTGAAATCTAATGGTTCGTTAACTGCCATAATTATATTATTTTATTGATTAAATCGTTTATTCTTTTTAAGTTTTCGGTTATTGCCGTATCATATCTTTCTGTTGCCGATTTATGTGATTTAGTCGGTCTATTCATATTATTCACGTTATTTTTTTCGTGAGGTTGAATAAATTGATTTGGGAGTACAGTTGATTTAACTTCCTTTGGTAAACGAGAATTTTCTCTCATTGAGTTCAGAGTATTGTCAACCCACTCTTTTACGTAATGACCTCCATTTAATATAAATGATAAATCGTTTTCATGACCATTAAAATTGTCAAACCAATTTTTCATTCTTTTTAATTGTTGATACGTAATTTCTTTTTTATCTCTTAGGTCTTTATTTCGTTTATAACCTTCAGTTGTTTCATCAGCACCATTGGCAGAATTAAAGCATTGGTCTAAATAACCAACAACGTCTTCAGGTAATGGAACTGTATGTCCGTATAAATCTTTATTCATCGTATTTTAAAGTTTTAATCAATTGGTCTAAACTAATCCCCTCTTTTTCGGCTAGTTTCTTTATTGATTTTAAATTCCTCTTTAAAAATTTACTTATTGTTTGGTTTGAGTTGGAGTCTGTTTTAACTACATCACCATCTTTTTTTGATTTTTTAGTTAAAATGTCTTCAACCATCTTAACCATTTTTTGTCTTTGTATTTCTTCAATCGGTTCTTTTTCAACTAAACGCTGTCTAATGAAGGCTCCTTTAACTTTTTTCTTTTCTAACTTAGGGTCTTTACCCATTTCCTCAGCTCTTTCCTCGCCATTATCAACACCCATATCTTCAAGAGTCTCTACAGTATCTTCAAAATCCATATCTTTAGTTTCCTCATACCCAAAAGCATCAGAATAATCAACCTCAGATACAACATTATCTTGTTCATCTTCACTCTCACCCCAATACACACGGTAACCTCTTGTAACAGGGTCATTAGTTACTCTGGACATTGCAACAGTTTGGTCCATAGTTTTTTTAGGTGTTAACTTTTGATTAAGAATTGGTGAATTAGAACCTAACATAGTACCATCAGCATCAACCAATTCCTCAATTTCTCCTTCAGAATCTAAGTCTTTGAATTTTTTTTCAATCTGTTTTGGGTTTAATTTCTTCTTTGTTTTTAAAAACTTACCAACCAAATCTTTAATACTTTTTTCATTCTTTTTACTTAAAACTATTTTTTTGTCTTTTTTTCTTGATTCAGTTAAAGTTTCGGCCACAGAATAGAATAACGATATTTTATCATAACCTTCTTTTAAAAGGAAATAATAATTATTACTGAAATATTCTTTATTATATTCTATCATATCACTTTTTTTTATAATAAATACTTCGTTTTAGAGTATTTATCTTAAAAAAGATGGCGGGTCAAAATATAAATCAATATGTTTATCCAAATTGGGGCGTAAAACTCGTTAATGAGTCATATGATATGTCGTTAACGTCTGACGAACAAGGGTACAATCAAGAGGTTGTTTTCTCACCATATTTGATTGCTCAAACATATGGTAATAAATTACCCGTTTATTTTGATATTGATAATCCTCTAACATCTCAAGGTTTAAACTTAACATATAAAAATTATAATCTTAATAATATATTTGTTTCTCAAAACTATTATGAAACTAATGATTTAGATTTAAATTGTTTTACAGGTCATTCTTCTTGTGATATTGGTTTAACAGGTATTGATAATGGTTTAGTATCTGAAATGACGGGACAAACCATAAATTTTACTAATGGGTTAATTAATGACTCATTAAAGTTTACACGACTTAATTTTGATAGGAGACTTAAACTATTTCAAACCACAGGATACACTAGTTCACCTAACATTAGATTTTCAGGTTTTGATAAAACTATATTATATGAAGTTGTAAGTAAAAACGACCCTTTTGTCGGTAAATACCACGAACTATATGGAGGGTTTTATCAAGGGTTCTATAAATTATTTGGGTATGATTATGATATTTTACCTGAAAGAATGAATAAAGGTTGGTCAGTTGAGATGATTCTAAAACCTAGATTAATTGATGAATATTTTCCTGGCCCCAATGAAACAACTTTAAACGAAATTTACCCTAATAATAAAAATACATTCTTTTATTTTGGGACTAGAGCGGAAAATAAATTTTATCATCACGCTGATGGTACCCCAAATTGTTTTACAGGGTACACAAGAGTAACAACACCTTTAACGGGATTAACTACCTGTGCTTGCTGTAATAAAACAATAACGGATAGTCGTTGTATATATGTTTACCCTCCTAGGTCGGTAAATAATATTCACGACCCACACGTTAATTATGGTTGTAATTTATGTAATGGTAACCGAGAGAAAAAAATAACTTGTGGATGTGACTGTAAAGATTATACTTGTGAAACGTGTGGATGGGAATGTTTTGAACATAAGTGTGACACTATAATAACACCTACCCCAACTCCATCGCCCACACCTACACCCACACCTGACAATTGTGTTATAATACCAACTTGCACACCAACATGTACTAAATGTGATACTTGCGATGATTGTAAATGCTCAACAACAGGATTTACATCAGTTGAGAATACTTGCGAGGTGGACCCATTGTTTGATTCATTATCCAACGCAATATCGTTCAGATTATGCGGTGACCCTAAAAACCCTCAAATAGGGGTTAGAATGTTATCAATTACAGGTGATTGTCAAACAACGGGCTCTTGTGAAAACACTGGTGTTACATTCACGACAGGGTATACGATAGTTGATTATTGTACCCCACCTATATACCCAAGATGTGAACAAGAAAATCCTGCTTGGTTAGAGGAAGAACATTGGTTCCAAGTTAATATTGTGTGGGAAAGATACAATTGGTTAGATGAATGTGATTTATTATTTAGAGGTGGTTTAGATACAATAACTGAAAAACTTTATTTAGAATCATTGGCTAATAACACGGTTTCTTTGGTTAATGTACCTTATACTAAAGTTGACGGAAAAACTGCTGAACAAATTGAAATTGTTAAGTTAAATGATAGATGGATAAGTGAAAAAAATTACCGAGAAGGTAGGTTAAAAATATATATTAATGGTAAAATATTTTATACAATTGAGAATTTTGAGGAATTAATTCCCAGAGCTTTAGATACTGATAAAGAAAAACAAGTTGGGGTTCCATTTAACATCTCGTGGGGTGGGGGTACTCAAGGATTACGAGAAAACTTAACATTTTCATCAACAACGTTACCATTTGGGCCTTATATACAAGACCCTGAATGTTTTCCAATTAACGATTTAACAGGAACAACATTTAATGGTCTAAAAACTAATATATTAATAGAGCAAAATTTTGCTGGAACATTTGAAGGTGCTATATCTCAATTTAGAATGTACACGTCTCCGTTATCCGCCCCTGAAATTAAACACAACTTCAAAATTCTAAATCAGAAATTTGAAATGTTTAATCCTGATTGCCCTGATTGCTCAACAAAGGTATGTGAAATTAATGATTTTACTTACGTTATTACTGATACAAATGATATACTTGAAGAATCAATTGAAATACCTCATCCATTAGGAAGAGTATATATTCCTGACGAAAGAGACAAAAATTATTTAATTGAGGATAAGTTAAAACTTAAAAACACAATATTAACAACTAAGTATTGGGACGCCGATGAATGGTGGGGCAATCAAGAAAACACCCCTCAATGTGTTGGATATGCTTGGGCTCATTGGATTGAGGACGGACCAGTTAAACATGAGGGTATATCCCCAATCATCAATCCAACCTTAATTTATAAAGAAGCTCAAAAATTAGATGAGTGGGTTGGTGAAAATTATAATGGTACATCAGTTAGAGGTGGCGCTAAGTACTTGAAAAATACAAATAAGATTTCGTCATATTTATGGACTTATAATATTAACGTATTAATAGATACTGTTTTAACTAAAGGCCCTGTAGTTGTGGGAACTAATTGGTATAGGTCAATGTTTTTCCCTGATAAGAATGGTTTAATGAGGGTCACTGGTAAATTAACTGGCGGACATGCTTATGTAATTAATGGGGTGGATAAAAATAAAAAATTATTTAGAATTAAAAATAGTTGGGGGAAAAATTGGGGAAAATCAGGTCACGCATTCATATCATTTAGTGATATGGAAAAGTTAATTAAACAAAATGGTGAAGTTTGTTTAGCGATAGAGAATAAATTTTAATTTTAAAAATGGATAATGTCATTAAAAATAACTATAAGTAGTATAAATTATGATGGTGAATTAGCAACCATATTATTTAAACCTGATAATGATATAGTTACAATTAATTTAGGTGAGGTAACATTACCCTTTGATTTTGAACCTTCTTTGTTAATTCCCCCAAGAGAGGTGTACGGTACATATACCATCTTAGTTGAAGATGCGGATTGTCCTAATATATTGAATGTGTATAGACCAACACCTACCGTTACTCCTACACCCACAAATACTAAAACTCCTACACCTACAAATACTAAAACCCAAACATCAACACCTACATTTAATCCTTGTTTAGTAACTAAAACCCCGACAGTAACACCAACAAATACTAAAACCCCAACACCGACTAAAACCCCAACTAAAACAATTGACCCATGTTTATTAACTAAAACCCCAACACCTAGTATTACATCAACTAAAACCCCAACACCTAGTATTACATCAACTAAAACCCCAACACCGACTAAAACCCCAGCTAATACCTCAACCCCGACTAATACTCAAACTCAAACTAATACCAATACTCAAACCCCAACTAATACACCTACTAATACACCAACCAACACAGAAACCCCAACTGAAACTCCGACTAATACGCCAACTAATACTCAAACGCCAACCAACACAGAAACCCCAACTCAAACACCAACTCAAACACCAACGAATACAACAACACCAACAATAACATCAACTCCAACACAAACTTCAGCACCTGAGTGCGACATTCTTTTAACTATAATACCAATAACACCGACACCTACTGTCACACAAACCCCAACTAAAACACCATCACCCCAATGTGATTTTACTTTACAGATTAACTTTCCAGTAGAAACACCAACACCGACAGTTACTAACACACCAACAAACACTCCAACAACTCCGTCACCATTTTTATTAGATAATTACCCTAATTCAGTTGCGGCTTTTTCGGCTAGAAAATTATCATCAACATATTCAGGTCCTTGCATGAGAGTGAGAAGAAATTTTGATAATACCGAATTAGACATTGGTTTTACCACAATAAATGGTAAAGTGGTTTTAGATTCACCAGCATTAATGGATTTTGTAACAGGTCCTTATGGTTCTTGGTCTTTTACAGGTGGTTTATATCAAGGAGTTAATGGTACTGGTTATGTTGTTGTTTGGTATGACCAATCAGGTAATGACAACCATGCTTATCAATATACCCCAAATCAACAACAAGGTGTTGTTATAAATGGGACTAGAACGGCACTATTAGATAAAGATGGTAATTATCAAATAACCCCTTACTTACACTCTTTTTTTGAATCAATGGCAAAAGCCCCATTAAGTTTAACAACAAATATACAAATAACCGCAGCATTTACTTTAGGTCAAGTATTTTCTCAAAATAATATTAACTACATATTCTTCGGGTCTAGCGGGTCAATCGGTGGAGCTTGGTATAACGGTTCTTTCGTTGATGCTCAAGGACTTGGATTCTTTGACGGAGTATTGGCATTTAGTTTAACGGGCGAAGATTTATTATCTCACTTAGGTTATTTTGACTTCTCAACGGGTAGAATGTTAATTTCTAAAGATGGTGCACCTTCACAAGATTTGGGGGCGTCGTTGACACCAATTAATCTTACTCATATCGCGGGTAGAACTGGGTCAAGTGCATTATATTTTAGAGGTGGGGTTAATGAATTTGTGTTCTATAATACAGACCAATCGGTAAATAAAGTAGGTATTGAGACCAACATAAACAATTTTTATAACACATATTAATATGATAGTATTAGGTTATAAATATACAACTGAAAATGAGGCTAAAGAAGCCACTAAATTATGTGACCAATTTTATGGATACCCTAAAGAAGGTTGTTTATCTAAAAGTTGGTGTGAATACGAGTATTATGAGACGGATGATTTTTATTACATAGTTTATGGTGATACATTAAAAAATGTATTAGGTGAACCTTCAGAATTAAATATTAAAATAACTAACCCTTTATAATGTCATTATCAATAACCATAGCAAGTATTAATTACAACGGACAAGTTGGGGATATCACTTTTTACCCACTTACTGGTGGTACGATAAACATCGGACCACAAACAATACCGTATGTTTATTTCACAGATTACCCATATGGGGTGTATGATATTTATGTTTCATCATATGATATAACTTGTTCAGTTTCAATAGCACCTCCAACACCAACCCCAACTAATACACCAACTGAAACTCCTACAAATACTCCTACAGAAACTCCTACAAATACTCCTACAGAAACACCAACCAACACACCTACTGAAACTCCAACTCCTACTTCTACCCCAACAAATACTCAAACACCAACTAACTCTATAGTATCATCAGGATTGATAATGAATTGGGATATTCAAAACACAAGTTCTTATAGTGGTAGTGGGTCAATAATAACTGACTTACAAGGTAATATAAATGGGACAATGACAGGTGTTATTTCATACACAAACGATTCTCCGAAATATCTAACTATTGATGGTGGAGTATCTGAGTATATATACACATCAAATATTAACCCATACTTATCACCTGTAAATACAGGAACGGCTCAATCTACTTTCCTTTGGATTTACCCAACATCTAATGGTATAATTTATTCTGAACAAGGCTCTCTTTCACCTGACTTTGGTTGGTTCGATGTTCAAATTCAAAGGGATTCTAGTGATAGATTTTTATTCGGAGTTTGGCCATACACTATCAATGGTCCTGCACCAATAACATCATCCATTACTCACTCTCTGAATAATTGGTATTATGTTGGTTGGACATATAATGGGACCACACTTACTGCGTATGTAAACGGAACAATGGTTGGAATATCAACCTATTCGAGAGACACACCATACAATTTAGGGCCTAGTTTACCGATGTATTTCAATTTCGGATACCCATCCACTACGGATTTGACAACAACAACTTCCGCTTGTTCTTATAGATTAGGTGCGGTTCAAATTTACAACATTGGTTTATCGGGGGCTCAAGTGTTACAAAACTATAATTATGATAGTGCTAAATATATATTACCCACACCAACACCAACAGTTACCCCAACTAACACACCAACTACAACAAAAACCTCAACACCATCGGCAACACCTAGTATCGTAACATCAAACTTACAACTACAATTATCACCAAGTAGTTATATTGGCTCAGGAACTGTTTGGGATACAACTGTTGGGACTACAGATGCGATTTTATCGGGTAGTCCAACTTATAATATATTAAGTGGGTTTACATTTAATGGAACTACTCAATATGGTAGAATACCAAGTGTTGATGGTGTAACGAACTTTACAAATACCAGTGAGTATACTGTTGAAATTTGGTTTAACCCATCGTCGGGTCAAGCAAATACTGCTGAAGCCGAAATATTAGAGAAATGGAATCAGACTAATCAATTGAGGTATCCATATGTTTTTAGATACGCCGAAAATACTGGTACGGTAACCGCGGCAGTTTATGATGGTACTACTTTTAGAAATATAAACTTAACAGGATTCCCAACAAATACGTGGGCACAAGTCGTGGGGGTTTTCAACTTCACAACAGATGTCTTCACACTTTATAGAAATGGTGTATCGGGAGGCACCGCCAGTTTAGTGGGTATAGGACAAGTAAGTAATACAAGTTCGGTTGGTATTTCGTGTAGACTTAAAACCGATGGGACAGGTGAGATATTTTTCAAGGGAACAGTTTCAATAGTGAGAATATATAACACTGCTTTATCGTCCTCTCAAGTGTTACAAAACTTTAATGTAGATAAAACAAAATACGGTTTATAATAATATGTCATTTTCAATAATCATATCAAGTGTTAATTACAACGGACAGGTTGGGGATATTACTTTTTATCCTTTAACTGGTGGGACTATAAATATAGGTCTTCAAACTATACCGTATACTTATTTTACTGACTATCCATATGGAACATATGATATCTATTTTTCTTTTTACAATAAAACTTGTTCGTCAACAATAATTCCACCAACACCCACACCTACCAATACTCCTACTGAAACCCCTACCAATACTCCTACTGAAACCCCAACTAATACTCCAACAGAAACTCCGACTAATACTCCTACCAATACACCAACTGAAACACCAACTAATACGCCCACCGAAACACCTACTAGTACACCTACTGAAACTCCGACTAGCACACCAACTGAAACGCCAACTAACACTCCTACTAACACCCCTACAGAAACGCCGACCAATACCCCTACAGAAACTCCAACCAATACTCCTACAGAAACTCTAACACCCACTCCTACTGAAACACCAACTGAAACGCCAACTGAAACGCCAACTAATACTCCTACCGAAACCCCTACCAATACACCAACTAATACACCAACTGAAACGCCAACTAATACTCCTACTGAAACACCAACTGAAACGCCAACTGAAACGCCAACTAATACTCCTACCGAAACCCCTACCAATACTCCAACTAATACACCAACTGAAACGCCAACTAATACTCCTACCGAAACCCCTACCAATACTCCTACTGAAACACCAACTAATACCCCTACCAATACACCGACAGAAACCCCTACTAATACACCTACTGAAACTCCTACTAGTACACCAACAGAAACTCCGACAAACACGCCAACCCCGACTGAAACACCAACTAATACTCCTACTAACACTCCTACCGAAACCCCTACTAATACACCTAGCTCGTCAATAACACCTACACCAACTGAAACACCAACTGAAACCCCAACTAATACTCCTACCGAAACCCCTACTAATACACCTAGCTCGTCAATAACACCTACACCAACTGAAACACCAACTAATACTCCTACTAACACTCCTACCGAAACCCCTACTAATACACCTAGCTCGTCAATAACACCTACACCAACTGAAACACCAACTAATACTCCTACACCAACACCAACAGAAACACCTACTAATACACCTAGCTCGTCAATAACACCAACCCCGACTGAAACACCTACTAATACACCAACACCTAGTGTTACCCCAACAATGACAGTAACTCCAACACAAGTCGCTAGCTTATTATTATTACAAGATGGTAGTCCTATAACACTACAAGACGGTTCGGGAGGAATTAAATTACAGTTTAGTTTATAATAGTCTATACCATAAAATTATGACTACTATATTTATCTAATAGGACTATGCAAATTATTGAAATCACAAGTGTTACAGGAACTTCACCTTATGATATTATTATATGTGATATAACATATACGTATTGTTATACTGCAGACACTGGAGTAGTTTCAATCCCCCCAACATTGTATGTTAATTTACCAATAGAATTGTATGGTTCCCAAAGTGTAATTGTGAAAATAGTTGATTCGTTAGGATGTGAAGAAATCCAATTTGTGGAATGTCCGCCGACACCAACTCCAACCCCAACACTGACTATAACACCAACAATAACACCAACAAATGCTAATTGTGTTTGTTTAACGTTTACAAACCCAACCTTGAGTACATTAGGGTTTAGTTATACTAATTGTGATAATGGAGTGGTTAGTTTTACAATTAACCCTTTAACTATCATATATGTATGTGGTTCAAACCCTGTTTATGACTCAGGAGTTGAGGTAACTATTGGGTCTTATTGTGTTGGGAACGTATGTCCACAACCAACACCAACACCGACCGCAACTCAAACACCAACACCGACTATACCAGGTATAATCGGTTCATTTGTTAGCTGTTGCGACTCAAATATAGAATTTAAAGTTAGTAATATACCATATTATCATTATCCATTATCGGGAGTTTATTATATTGTTAGTTCAGGGTTTCAAGGATGCGCAACATATATACCAACAACGACATCAACAAATATATACGTATGTTCATTAATAGGTTCCCAACCCGATTGTTATTTTTGTGATATATCTCACCCTGATGTTTTATGTCCTACATCTACACCAACACCTACTAACACCCCAACTGTAACGTCAACACCAACACCTACACCAACTAATAGTGTTATTTTTGTTAAAAGAGTCGCATTAGATTGTTGTACTATGGAGGGTAAAGTCATCAGCGTACCTTCATATTTAACGTCAGGTGATATTGTAAAAGCAACTAATGGTAATTGTTATACTTTATTAGTAACAACACCAGCAAGTGCTAATATAATTTGGGATGGAACAAGCTACGGTGATTGTGAATCTTGTATTACTTGCCCAACACCAACACCAACACCAACCGAGACGCCAACTAATACCCCAACACCTACTAATACGCCGACTAACACTGTTACATCAACACCATTATTAGTGGTTTGTTTCCAGTATACTTACTCAACATTTTTAGGTGATTCTGACACAATTTATCAAACAGGATACTATAACTCTAAACCTTACTACACTTTAACTTATGGTTTTGTTTGGTTTGATATTGGCACATCTTTATGGATTTGGTCAACTTTATTAGGTGGTGGTATTACTTTAGATACATTAAATAATGGGGGATTATTCTACCCGTATTGTTGTTCATTCTCCCCGTCATATCCTAATTGGGATAACATTAATTCACCTTCTGATTTTATGTCAGTTTCAAGTGTAGGGGGATGTGCTTAAATAAGTGAAATTATATTTATTTTTTAATTTGTAAGGTTATTTTTTTCATAAAAAGTTAACTATGAAAATATTTGTTCAGATTGCCTCATATAGAGACCCCCAACTTATCCCTACAATTAAAAGTATGATTGAAAATGCTAAACGACCAAAAAACTTGGTTATTGGTATTTGTAGACAATATCACCCTGAAGATGGTTTTGATTCTTTGGAGGAATATTCAAAAGATAAACGATTTAGAGTTGTTGATGTTTTATATTCAGAATCTAAAGGTGTTTGTTGGGCGAGAAATCAAGTCCAACAATTATATGGTGGTGAAGAATACACTCTTCAGATAGATTCCCATATGAGATTTGAAAAGGATTGGGACGACACTCTAATTAAGATGGTTAAACAACTTCAAAAGAAAGGGTTCGAAAAACCTTTACTAACGGGATATGTTTCATCATTTAATCCTGAGAATGACCCCGCGGAAAGAATAAGAGAACCTTGGCGAATGGTGTTTGATAGATTTATACCTGAAGGTGCGGTATTTTTCTTACCTGAGACAATACCTGGCTGGGATAAATTAAAGGAACCAATCCCTGCAAGATTTTATTCCGCTCATTTTGCGTTTACATTAGGTAAGTTTAGTGAAGAGGTACAACACGACCCTGAGTTTTATTTTCACGGAGAAGAGATTTCAATAGCGGCAAGAGCATATACTCACGGATATGATTTGTTTCACCCTCATAAAGTAGTTATTTGGCACGAGTATACAAGAAAAGGTCGTGTAAAACAATGGGATGATGATAAAGATTGGGGTACTAAAAATAATGTGTCTCACGCAAAAAACAGACAATTATTTGCTATGGATGGTGAAGAGGTAACCATTGATTTCGGAAACTATGGTTTTGGAACCGAAAGAACTTTAAGAGATTATGAAATATATTCAGGACTTTTGTTTTCAAGAAGAGCAGTGCAACAATATACTTTAGATAAACAATATCCACCTAACCCACACATTTATGAAACTGAAGAAGAGTGGTTGAGTAGTTTTGCAACAATATTCAAACATTGTATTGATATTGGTTATGATAGTGTACCTGAAGATGATTATGATTTTTGGGTGGTTGCCTTCCACGATGAAAATGATGAAACTATCTATAGACAAGATGCCGACCCAGGAGAAATCCAAAGAATGAAAAATGACCCTGATGGTTATTGTAAAGTGTGGAGGCAGTTTCAAACAACACATAAACCATCTTATTGGGTTGTTTGGCCGTATTCCAAGTCTAAAGGATGGTGTGACCGATTAACAGGAAATTTATAATTTAATGGAAGATATTAACTATTCAGTTTGTATAACTACCTTCTCAAGAAGGTATTCGTATGTGGAAAAATTAGTGACCCAAGTTAGGGAATTAACTAACTGCGATATATTAATTGCGGTCAATGGTGATTATAAACAAGATTTTAACAATGATTACCGAAAACAAATTTTAGAATTATGTTTAAAATTTGATAACGTGTTCCCAATATTTTTTCCAGAACAAAGAGGTTTATCTAAGTTGTGGAATACTTTGGTGGTTCACAGTAAACAAGATTGGTGTTTAGTATTAAACGATGATGTTGAATTAGACAACGATGAGGTATTTAAACTTACAATACCTGGTTTAGGGGACAAACCTGATTTACGAAGAATTAACGGTTCTTTCTCGCATTTTTTAATACATAAAGATTGTTTAGATGAAATAGGTTATTTTGATGAGAGGTTATTGGGTTTTGGTGAAGAAGATGGTGATATTTTTTATAGATATATTGAGACGTATAATCAATGGATACAAGAAGCTTGGGTTCACGGATTTAATAATTTGGTGATAGATATTAGAGATGAAAATATAAAACCTGGGGTAGGAAAATACTCTCAATTTAACCGACATTTTTGTTTTGTTGATGACCCTTGTAAATATGTTCCAGTATCTGAAGGTATTACAGGACTATTTGGTCAACATATGAAAAAAAATATTGAGGATTTAAAACAATATCCGTATGAAAAATTCTTTAAAGAAAATAAAGATAAACTTTAAAGTATGATTAAAATTAAACTAGAGTGTTGGTGGACAGATACTAATTCATTAAACAACCGATTTATTAAACAATTTGTATTTGACCAAGATGAATTTGAATTTGTCACTAATAATCCTGATTATACGGTGGTGTTTGGTAGAACCGATTGGGAAAATATAGAAACTCCTAAAGAAAAAACTTTTTATTTCTCTCAAGAACCATTATGGTCACCTAATGAACCCAAAGATGGTATACATGAATTTTGTTCTAAAATTTTTATTGCCGATAAACGAGAATACCCTAATAGAGGTGAGTACATTGAGACATTATTACCAATGTTCTACGGTGGTAGAGGAGATATTGACCACAGAGAAGAATGGGATTGGTCAAAGAATATTCTATATAAGAACTTTAATAAAACAAAACCTATCTCAATGGTTGTGAGGAAAGATTATTCAACACATTACAATCACCTATCAAATCCCATAACTTCTAAAATTAACTATATACAAAGAACTGACTTAGGTATAAAGTTATCAGATAATGAAAATATTGATATATTTGGGACGTATTGGGAGTCAAATGGTAAAAACATAAAAGGTGAGGCGTGGAATAAACATGTAGGGGTTGATGATTACAACTTTTCAGTATCTTGTGAAAACTCAATACAAAAAAATTATATAAGTGAAAAATTTTGGGACGTTATATTAACAGACGGAGTTCCAATTTATTTAGGTTGTGTTAACATTAATGAATACATACCCGACAATTGTTATATTAATATTAGTGACTTAAATAATGATGAAATTACAAATGTGGTAGAATCCATAATTAATGATTACGATTTTATTTATAATTCAAAAAAAAATGATATTTTAAAATTAAAATCTAATTTTTTTAAGGACCCAAATTTTAACCTTTGGGAAAAAATAAAAGAAACGATAAAAAAATATGAGTACTAAAATAGTAACAGCCATTTATTCTAATTTACACGGAACAGAATTAGGTGGGAGACCTAGTAGAGGAGGTCATTATAGATATTCACTAAGAACTATTTTAAAAATGACTGACGCTGATTTTGTTTGTTACACTTCAGAAGACGAACTTGAAAGTTTAAAAGAGTTTTTCTATGTACAAAACAAAATTAGTGAAGATAGATTAATTATCAAAACGTTTGATTTAAAAAATTTTAGTCTAACTGAAAAAATAAATAAAATTAAAAATGTTAATGAGACTAAACAATCTGACCGTTGTGTTGAGGTGCAGTATTGTAAATTTATATGGTCATTGGATGAACTAGAAATTGGTAATTACGATAACGTATATTGGTTTGATGCTGGGTTGTCACATAGCGGATTGTTTCCCCCAAAACACATGAACAATATTGGATATTGGGAACAAAATTATGAATCAACTTTATTCAATAATGAGTGTCTAAACAATCTAATTGATTTTGCGGATGATAAAATAGTTTTATGTGCCAAAGAAAATGTTAATAATTTTTGGTCAGGAACCGTACCATATGAATACTATAAAGAACACTGTATGGAACGACATATAATTGGAGGTTTTTTTGGTGGAAAAAAAGAAAAAATGAGAGATTATTGTAAACTATTTTTAGAATATGTAAACAAACTTTTGGATAATGAAAATAAACTTTATTATGAAGAAAACATTATGTCATTAATGTATTATAATCATAATGGGTTATTTAACCCAAAGTATTTTGATATTTGGTGGCATGAAGAAGATAGAATCCCTGGACTTGATTTACATGAATACACAAAAACTAGAAAAAGTTTTTATAAAATATTTGAGGAACTAAATGAAATCTCTATCAATTAACATGAAGTTTTGGGATGATGGACAACCAAACTCAACTAGAATTAGAAATGTAAATTTTTCTTGGGGTGAAATAAAAAAATTTACATCGTTTTTAAAAGATAATGATATAAATGCGGTATGTAATTTATATGATTTTTCAGTAGATAGAGTAACTGAGGATTCTATACATATATCTTACCCTTTAGGTGTTTATAAAAAGGCGGAAAAGACTAACATAATCTTAAACGACCAAAAAAATTATGATTTTTTTATGATGGTTGATTGCGATGCGTTTTTTCATAAAGACGACTATAACAAATTTTTAGAAATATTTAAATTTTTAAATGACGGAGATGTTGTGACCTTTGATTTGGCTAAATTAGAAGATAGAGTTAGTGAGTATATTATAGACGGAGAATTTCAAATAGAAAAGGCCGATTGGTCATATGCATATTCAGGTAACAGAAATAATGGACCTCTTAATGGTTATTTAGGTGGTTTAGGTGGGGTATATATATGTGATACAAACTTATTAATAAAATTAGGTGGTTTTAATGAAAAATATGTTGGTTGGGGTGGTGAAGATGGTGATATGTTAGATAGGATATGGTCATCTCAAATACCACACTCATTTAAACCTGTTAGAAATTTTGCACCATTTCATTTACCCCATTTTTCTGATTGGGGTAATAAATTATATAATCAAAGATTTGAAAATGAATAAAACAACAATTGTAACTGGATTATGGGATATAGGTAGAAATAGTCTAACTAATGATTGGGCCAGGTCTATGGAACACTACCTTAATAAACTCAAAGAACTACTAAAAATTGAGGAAAACATGATAATTTTTGGGGATGAAAACCTACAAAAATTTGTCATGGAACATAGGTCTATTTCTAATACTCAATTTATCATAAGAAATTTAGATTGGTTTAAAGATAACACTTATTTTGATTTAATACAAAAAATTAGAACCAGTGATGAGTGGTTAAATCAAGTAGGTTGGTTAAGAGAATCAACACAGGCAAGATTAGAATACTATAACCCTTTAGTAATGAGTAAAGTGTTTTTACTAAACGATGCTCGTATTATGGATAAGTTTAATTCTGATTATCTGTTTTGGATTGATGCGGGAATTACTAATACTGTTCATCCTGGGTATTTTACCCATGATAAAGTATTGTCAAAAGTTGATAAATTTGTTGATAAATTTTCGTTTATATCATTTCCATATGAGGGTGCGAATGAAATTCATGGGTTTAATCTGACCGAATTAAATAAGTATGCAGGTACCGAAGTCAAGTTAGTGTCAAGAGGTGGATTTTTTGGGGGGCCAAAGGAATCCATATCTGAGATTAATGGAATATACTATCAATTACTAATTGATTCGTTATCAAAATCTTTAATGGGGACTGAAGAAAGTTTATTTTCAGTAATAACTTACAAACATCCAGATAAGGTGTCTTATTTTGAAATTGAATATAACGGTCTTATAGGTAAGTTTTTTGAGGATTTAAAAAATGAAACTTTAAATTCTAAACAAGAGGTTATCAAACCTTCAAACGAATTATCATTTACACCACCATCCAAAGATAGTGTCGGGTTATATGTTATTGGGTTCAATAGTCCAAACCAACTCAAAACTTTAATAGAATCTATGTTGGTATATGATGAAGATTTTATTAAAAAACCACGTAAAATTCTTTTAGATAACTCAACGGATTTTACGACAACCCCAATATATTCTGAAATATGTTCTAATTATGGATTTGAACACATAAAAAAAGATAATTTAGGAATATGTGGTGGAAGACAATGGGTTGCGGAACACTTTGAGAAGTCAGGTATGGATTATATGTATTTTTTTGAGGATGATATGTTCTTTTACCCAAATAAAGGTGAGGTATGTAGAAATGGGTTTAATAGATTTGCACCTAATTTATTTATTAAATCCCTTTCAATAATACAGAAAGAAAAATTTGATTTCCTTAAGTTAAATTTTAGTGAATTCTTTGGTGATAATAGTGTACAATGGAGTTGGTATAACGTACCACAAACTGTTAGAGAAGAGTATTGGCCTGACAATCAAAAATTACCTGAATTAGGTACTTCAGAAAACGCACCTAAGGCGAAATATACTAGTGTTAGAAGTTATGAAGGTGTACCATATGTTACAGGTGATGTTTATTACTGTAATTGGCCACAAGTAGTTTCAAAAGAAGGTAATAGAAAAATGTTTTTAGAAACAACTTGGGCACACCCATATGAACAAACTTGGATGAGTCACATATTCCAAGAGACTAAGAAAGGTAGAATTAGTGGTGGTTTATTATTAATGACACCAACTGAACATAACAGGTTTGACCATTATTCGCGTGAATTAAGAAAGGAAAGTTAATTATTTTATATTATAAAGTATTTATAGTAAAAAATAATAGATGGAGTTTTTTATTAAAAAAAACGCAACATTACCAGTATTAAAATTACAAGTAGTTAAGGACGGTAGAAGTGATTATAATAACTTTATGAATACCATAGAGTTGTCCACAATATTCTTTTCTATGGTTGATGTTGAGACAGGGGTTCCAAAAATAAGTAGTAGACCTGCGGGGTTTGTTGAAAAACTTTTTGAAGACCCTAATGCGGAACCTGAATATTACATCTATTACCAATTCACAAATAAAGACACAAATAGAGTAGGACGTTATGAAGGACAATTCATGTTACGTAATGATGATGGTGTTTTAATTTTACCAATAAGAGAAAATTTATTTATAAATGTACAAGAGTCTTTTATAAGTGACGAATTACCTTATGAAAGTTGTTATGTTTCCGAATTTCCTTGTTGTGTTAACGGACCTTATACTACAACTACAACTACAACACCTTGCCCGACGTGTCCCCCATGTCCACCTGTAACAACAACAACAACAACATACAATCCTGTAACAACAACAACAACAACACATATTCCCGTAACAACTACCACAACAACAACTCATACACCATCTTCTACACCGACTAATACACCAACACCATCTTCTACACCGACTAATACACCAACACCAACTCCGACCTTAACTCCAACTCAAACACCACCTGTTGATGTATTAATTAACCCTATAATAACTGAGGGTGGTGTGTATATAATAATTGGAAATAACGAATACTTAGAATTTTAATATTCTATATAAAATTTATAAAATAAAAAAACTATGACACTAACTGGTAAAACAATTGGACAACTAACATATCTTTCGGGAGTAACAAGGGATACATTATTTCCCGTAGAATTAAGTGGCGATACTTACCATATACCCTATTCAGCATTCACTAATTCAAACTATAACGAAGGAACTTACGATGAGTTATATTCATTCGCCACAGGTGGAACACTAACCGCTGGAAGTTATTACTTAATGACTGACTTCCAAACGTGTTACGACCAACCAAACTATGATAACACTAAAACCCCTATTACAACGGGTAACTATAAAACAGGAACAACAGAACCAATTTTATTATTGGCGGTATCCACAACAGAATTTTCACCTACTGTATATTCTACATTATACACTAATGATAAAATAACATACGACATAACTTGGAATACCACTGAAATCACGAGTAGTCCTGCAAAAGGTAGAATTACTGAAAGAATTGATAACTTTAATAATAGAACTGATTATGATAACAGAAGTATTTTATTTAAAAGATATGATGGGTATTCATATAACGAAAATAACCCATTAAGTGGTCTTGTTGGGATAAGTGGTTTAACAGGAACAACAGGCGTGTTATATGGTAATACAGGTACCACATTTTTTTCAAATTTCTCAACGGGGTCAATTGTTTCAGTACGAAATTTAAATCCTTCATTTTTCGAAATTATATCAGTTGAGAGTGATTCTATCGCAATTATATCAGGTGTAACAATAAATGAAACTACTGACTCACCTTATTATTATGGAAATGATGATGGTATAATGAGTTATTACCAACCTAATGTAAGACAAGACCAAGTTTTTGAATACACAACATTTGGTGATGCTATTGATGATGGTGGAGCGGTTAATAACTATATTGGTAACTATTCTAATTTACATTTAAAATTTGGAACTGGGGATTTTTTACTTGCAAATAATGTATTCTTAATAGGTTCATTTAGAAACAACACCATTGGTAACGGTTCTTATAATAACACATTTAATGACGATTGTGATAATAATCAAATAGGTGATAGTTTTTATAACAACTCAACGAATGATGATTTTGACGGTAATATAATTGGGGAAAATTTTAATAACAACTATATCACCTCTAATTTTAATAATAATAGAATTGGTAGTGATTTTGATTTTAATATTCTAATTGGTGGTTCTTTTTATAGAAATAATATTGGGAACGACTTTAACAATAATGTTTGGACTAATGGAGATTTTCAAAATAATGAAATAGGAAACCAATTTAATAATAATAAAATCTATAACGATTTCTATAATAATGATATTGGTAATGGGTATAATAATAATGAAAGTTACTCAACTTATAATCGTAATTTAATTGGTAACGGATATAATGGTAATACGGTATATTCACTATTCTACGAAAATAATATTGGTCAAGTTTTTGAAACTAATACTATTGGAACCAATTTAACTATTGGTACATACAATTTCTCTAAAAATAGAATAGGGGATAGTTTTTATATTAATGTTATTTCTGGTAATTTTCAATATAATGAGATAGGTAATGATTTCTATGCTAATAATATCGCTAATAACTTCTCATATAATGAAATTAGAAATTATTTCTATTCTAATCTCATTAATAATGATTTTGGTTTTGGTGGTAGTGTTAGTCAAGGTAATAAAATAGGTAATTATTTTTATAATAATAATATTGGTGAATATTTTTATAATAATAATATTGCTGACAATTTTTACTTTAATATAATAGGTAATGATTTCCAATTAAACGAAGTTAAATTTGGTTTAAATTCTGTAAATCTTAGTTTATCAACTCACGTATATGCTAACTATAATTGTACTATATTTTTAAGAAGTGATGCTCAACTTAGACTATCATATTACGACTCAACTGATACACTGTTAATTACAGATGTGGCAAGTTAAATTATTTTTTAAGATAAAAAAAAAGGGGGTCACAAAAACCCTCTTTTTTTATTTGACAAAAAACAAATTTACTAATATACTTATTGATGTAAGGTAAATGTCGTTTGTAACGGCAGCAAATGAACCATTTAAAACTATAAGTGTATGATAAACGAAGAAGAAATCAAAACCTTCCTAGAAGGTAATGACCCCGAGCAATTTATAGTTGCTATTGAGTACGATTATGTGTCGGACTCCATCTACAAAATCAAAGAAGACCCCATTAAAGGTAAGTTAATCCAAAAAGACACATTCACTGCATTTGCGTGGGTTGGTGATTTACGTGGTTTAAATTTCTATCAATCATCTAAGGCTCTTCAAAAAGAAGGTATGTCCAAACATGGTATTATGATTGAGAAGTTAAGAACAACTCATGAGGATGGTACATCTAATGAACAATTAGAAAATGGTTTAAAATTTATGGTTAAATCATTAAAAGGATACCGTTCCTTAATTCAGTTTTTTCGTGATGGTGGTGTTGACCCATGGGGTGAAAGAACCAAAGATAGAATATCTGTATTACCCCCTGTTGAACAATACCTCATCTCAAAAGAAAAAAGATTATTCAAAGGGTTTGACGAATATAATGATATCACGAGGTTTGTATTTGACCTTGAGACGACCTCTTTAGAACCAAAAGACGGTCGTATTTTCATGATTGGGGTTAAAACAAATAAAGGATTACAAAGAGTTATTGAATGTTCAAACGAAGATGAAGAACGTAGAGGTTTAGTTGAGTTCTTTAGAATAATTGATGAGGTTAAACCAACTATTATCGGTGGGTACAACTCCGCAAACTTTGACTGGTATTGGATATTTGAAAGATGTAAAATGTTGAATATAGACATTAAAAAAATTTGTCATACCCTAAACCCTAAAGCAACCATAAAACAGTCTGAAAACCTTTTAAAATTAGCAAATGAGGTGGAAAGATATAACCAAGTTGGTATGTGGGGTTATAATGTTGTTGATATCATTCACGCGGTTCGTAGAGCACAAGCAATTAACTCAAGTATTAAGTCCGCAGGTTTGAAGTATATTACCAAGTATATTGATGCTGAGGCTAAAGACCGTGTATATATTGACCACTTAGATATCGGTCCATTCTATGCTAAGAAAGAAGAGTTTTGGTTAAACATTGAGAATGGTAACTATAGAAAAGTTGGTGTTGACCCAAAGGTTGATGCTATCTGTGAAAAGTATAATAAGGTTTATATTAAAACAACAGGTGATGATTTAGTTGAGCGTTATCTTGACGATGACCTTGAGGAAACGTTATTGGTGGATGAGGAATTTAACCAAGGAACGTTTCTATTAGCATCCTTAGTACCAACAACATATGAACGAGTTTCAACAATGGGTACCGCAACTTTATGGAAAATGATTATGTTAGCGTGGTCATACAAACACAAATTAGCAATCCCCCAAAAACAAGAAAAAGGTGCGTTTGTTGGTGGTTTATCACGATTATTAAAAACAGGTTATTCTAAGGATGTATTAAAACTTGACTACTCTTCACTATATCCATCTATTCAGTTGGTTCATGATGTGTTCCCTGAATGTGACGTTATGGGGGCGATGAAAGGAATGTTAGCTTACTTCCGTAACTCTCGTATTATGTATAAAAACTTGGCTAAGGAGTGGGAAAGTAAGGATAAGAAAACCTCACTTAAGTTTGACCGAAAACAATTACCGATTAAAATCTTTATCAACTCCCTATTCGGTGCGTTATCCGCTCCACAAGTATTTGCTTGGGGTGACATGCACAAAGGTGAACAGATTACTTGTACGGGAAGACAATATCTTCGTCAGATGTTAAGATTCTTTATGAAACGAGGTTACACCCCACTAGTGTGTGATACGGATGGTATGAACTTCTCATTACCTGAAGGTGGTGTTGATGATAGAAAGTATATTGGTAAAGGACTAAATTGGTTAGTTAAAGAGGGTAAAGAATATACAGGTTACGATGCTGATGTTGCTGAGTTTAATGATTTGTTTATGAGAGGTGCAATGGGACTTGACTGTGACGGTACCTGGAAATCTTGTATCAACTTGGCAAGAAAGAATTATGCAACCTTAGAACATAAGGGTAAAATTAAATTAACAGGTAACACAATTAAATCTAAGAAACTACCTCTTTATATTGAGGAGTATTTGGATAAAGCGGTTAGACTTTTACTTGAGGGTGATGGTAAAGGTTTTGTTGAGTGGTATTATGAATACCTGACTAAAATATTTAATCAGGAGATTCCACTTATGAAAATCGCTCAACGAGCTAAAGTTAAATTGAGTTTGGATGATTATAATAAAAGAGCAAACCAAAAAACTAAGTCAGGCGGTGCTATGTCACGCATGGCACATATGGAGTTGGCGATTCAACATAAATTAAATGTGAATCTTGGTGATGTTATTTATTATGTAAATAATGGTACAAAGGCTTCTCAAGGGGATGTCCAAAAAGTGGGTAAACCAAAAACGGGATGGAAAGACGCTCACAAAGACATATACCGTAACCAAACAGGTAAAGAACTTTTAGAGACAATGGATGCTATGATACAGATTAATTGTTATATGTTAGAAAGTTCTGATATTGAATCGGACCCAAATATGACAGGTGAGTATAATGTACCAAGAGCGATTGCGACATTCAACAAACGAATAGAACCCTTACTTATTGTCTTTAAAGATGAGGTTAGAGATGGGTTATTAGTTACTGACCCAGAAGATAGAGGTTTCTTTACAACTGAACAATGTGAATTAATTAATGGTAAACCATTTAATGAACAAGACCAAGATACCATTGAGGATTTGTTAACAATAACTGAACAAGAAATGGAATTTTGGGGTAAGGTAGGAATTCAGCCTGATTATATCTACGAGTTAGCTAGTGAAGGGTACGAAGAGTATGTATAATAAAAAAGGGACCAAAAGTCCCTTTTATTTTATTCTTGTTTTAACCCATCACTAGATAATATATACCATATGTTATTGATTGATAATAACTCAACACATGCCCCTTTATCAATAAAAATTTCATCATATTCTTCATCAATTTTACCAATCATGGGTATTATAAAAACTTTTGTTAATGCTTTTATCTTTATATGTTTAGTTGTAGATGAATCCAACATAACTCTTGATGAGTTAACCTCTCTAACAACCAAAATACTTTCTCCTTTGGTTCTATAATCAGTGTTTGAAATAACTTTAATTTCATTATTTTTAGGTGACCTATCATCAATAACTGTTTCGGTCATATAAAATTTATCACCAATTCTTTTTTTATTTATTAACGTTTTCATTTTATATCACATATATTTGTCTTGGCATTGCTCTGAACTTTAATTGTTTATTTAAGTTCTCAGCTAATAATGCCTCACGTTCCATAACCTTTTCAGGTTTCAATCTTGTTAGTCTTCCTTCGGCCCCAATTAATTCCTCAATTAACTTTGTTTTTTCATCTTTGGCTTCAGTTGACAATGATTGATAATCCATTGTTAATTCAGAATCGGGTGTTTTTAAGTTACCGCTATATTTACCTCTTACTCTTGAAAGTGTTTCTTTACAATATGCAATAAACCAACGTCTAACCCATTGTTGTGCAGGGTTATTAAGTTCAGTCCAACTCATGTTTTCAAAAGGGACATCTGAAGGTAATTTGATAATATCAGGATTATCTTTAAGACATTTATCTCTACCACCTTGTGTTGTGTCATAATAATGATACCACACTTTACCTCTCATTAATGTTGCGTTACCGAAGTCAAATTTACCACCTGGAGTATTCATTAAATTAATTGACTTTTTACCATCAGGTAATGCCGTAATAGTGTAAGTTAGGTCACCAGCGATAATTCTTCTTTGTATATTAATTTCTTGCATTCTCAATAACATATCAAATGCTGGCATCATAAAATATGAACCCGAATAACCCATTTGTGAATAACCCGCAGGTCCACCAAGTCCAGCTCCACCAAGGGCTCCAAATGTCCAAGGGTCAAATAGTAAATTATTTAATTCTGAAGGTGTAAACCATAGTAGTTCATTGATTTCCCTATTAGCGGGAATTTCATACATTTGTTGATTCGCTTGTAACTGAATGTAGTCTTTTTTTAATTCCCAATCACCACCAGCTTGTAATCCAACTATTTTAGAATAAGCGTATGTGTACCTCGTTTCATAATCCAAACTCTTAGTAATAAATGCTCGGGATAAAGATTGAGTATCTAAATTAAGATTATATAATGAAGTCCATTGAGATTCAATTAGCCAATCTTGAACATATTGTGAGTATTCCCCTATAGAGAACTCTAATAATGTGTCCATTTGTTCGTCCTCTAATTCAACTGAACGTAATGGGGCTCCCAACAAATGTCTAACTTTTTTGTATAGGGAACTTCTTTCTGGTTCTGGGATAACTGACATATATATTTTTTTATATATAAATATCTAGACGATACTCTTTTATCTACAAATTATTTTGTCGGTATCTTTTTTAGGGATGTTTAAAATAATTTTTTTTAAAACATCAGATTCTCTGTCAAATACATAAGCGGGGATTGAGGTACCTCTAAGGTCAGGATTAATTCTAAATCTAATTGATAATCTTTTTTCATTACACCCTCTTTGACCTAAATTAGACCAATAGAATTGAATGTATTTTGACGGTATAATAGTATAATCATCATATATTAAACCGTCCATATTACCTGACAAGTTATCAAGGAAAGTTTCAGCAATTGGTAACTTTTCAACCCACTTGAATATAGCGTCTATGGTGTGGTTATATATTCCTAAATGAGTTGGTTTAAAAGATGATAAATCGCTTTGTTTAAAAATAGAAAAGAATTCGGACAAATAACTATCAATGTTAGTATCCATCATTTTTATCTCAAACTTTGACCCCGCACTAAAAAGGATTTCTTCATTACCATTATCATCAATAACATATAAAGGTTTTTTAGAAACAACATCAATTTTAGTTGGGTTAGATGATTCTAAAGATTCAACTATACAAGATTTAATATCTTCTAGTAGTTCGGTGAATTCATTCTCATCGGAAGTTTGTTTAAGTTTATCTATAATATCAATAAATTTATCGGTACTTTCTTCACCACATTTATAATTTAAACTTAACCCAGTTCGTTTAGGGTCAAAATATTCACCAACAAAACTGTTTTCGTATTGGGTATATTCGGTCTGACGAACATTTTTAAGTATTTCCTCTAAATCATCAGGTATAATACCCTCTCTACTTATTTGTTTAAGTTTTCTTTTTAAAGGTACATTTTCCACTTCATTACCATCTATAAATTTTGCAATGGTTTTTAGTATGCTAATAGTTCTATCTTCATATTGTAATGATAACTCTAAAATCTTAGGTAGTAACCCAACATTTTTATGACCAAAAAATTTGTGTATTGACCTTATAGAATCATTTAATGATTTTTTAAGTTTGTCGTCTAAAGTATCCCTCAATGATTTTAATCTACACGATGGACTGTTAATGTTTCTTGACGTTTTACATAGTTTAGATAAATAATCACGGGTGTCCGCATTTGTTACGACTTCACCATCAGATTCAAAAATACGGTTGTACTGACTTTCAGACATTATGAATTTCATATTAATAAATATCCTTTATTAAGTTATTGTCAGGTATAACATATTTACCATTAGTTATTTTGACATTTTTATTATCAAAAATCATAATTTTACCACTAGTACTTGCAAAAATTAACCAATCAGTTGTATATTGTTTTATTTGACCAGTATCATTCATTGTATATTCCCCATTTGATAGGTCAAATGTTTTATATGGTTTTACTTGTGCAGTGAAAATGTTATTATCAATTTTAACTCTACAATCAATTCCACCGACAGCATCTTCCAAACTACCAAGTTCTCCCACTTTTTCTACATTATCTTCACCATAGATTTCTTTAAGTTTGGTAACAACCATCTCTTCAGTAGCATCACCAATTTTGTTGGTACTACCTAATGTTGCCATTATGTTTTCAAATGTCGGAGATGAAATTGTAAAAATTCTAAATTTAAATTCATTAACAACCTCAATAAGTTTTTTAGATTCGTCTATTTGTTGTTTAACTGACTTACCATCAAATGATATTGTTGGTCTGTTTAATTTTGTTAATACTTTGTTAATGTCATTTATTAAAACACAGAACACCTCGTAGTTTGTATTAATTTTATTTAATACAGACCTACCAGGTTTTTCTAAATCATAGATACCATTCATTTGGTCAACACCATACTCATCTTTTTTATAGTAGTTGTCAGGAAATACATCTGATAATATTTTTTCAATCCCATATCGGTAAATCTTTTTAACATACTTGTTGGTGTTAAATATGTCTTTGTATTTAACAACATCGGACCTCTTACACCTATCGGAAACACCCTCAGTAATGATATATTTCATTTTAATATTCTCATTAATTTTAGTTTGAGTTTTCATCTTCAACAGTTCGTTAACAAATTTCCAATTCACACATTTCCAAAAGTTACGGATATATTCATCTCTTTTATTTTGGTATTTTAAATAATATGCATGCTCCCATAAATCCAAACCTAATAGAGGGTAACCTCCATTTTTAATAATATTCATCAATGGATTATCTTGGTTTGGTGTTGAAATGATTTTTAATGTACCTCTTTTAGTTAAGACTAACCAAGCCCATCCTGAACCAAATCTATTTTTAGATATATCCTCAAATTTAGATTTAAATTCTTTAAAACTGCCAAATGACTGATTTATTTTTTTAAGTATCGGTCCATCACATTGTTGTTCTTTAGGTGATAACATTTTCCAAAACAAAGCGTGATTAAATGCTCCACCAGCATTATTTCTAATTGTTTTGTTGTACTTACTGATTTTCTTAATAATATCCTCAAGTTCCACATCACCATATTCTTTTTTGGATAATGCGTCATTTAATTTTTTAACATATCCTTTATAGTGTTTATTGTAATGGAAATCCATTGTTTCAGCATCAATGAAATTTTTTAAAGCTGAATAGGCGTACGGCAATTTCTCAATCCCAATTTTTTTCGCTTCACTAATAAGTGTTCTTTTAGCGGATTGTTTTTTAATATCTTCAGTAAGCAATTTTGCTTTTTCTTCTAACGATTTCATATTCTTAATATATTACTATAAATAAGCCGAAACCTCAAAATATCACTTAGAATGTATACGATTCATTATTTCTTGTACAACATCACTCTTATCAATATTATCTCCCATTACGGTATCAATCACATTTTTCTTATTTGATAAAATATCATATATTGCTCCCTCAATAGAGTTTTCAAATATAGGATAATAAATTGACACACTATTCTTTTGACCGAATCTATAAGCTCGGTCCTCTGCTTGTTGGTGGTCTGATGGAACAAATGATAAGTCATTCATAATACATGCCTCACCAGCGGTGAGAGTAATTCCGACACCCGCGGCTTTAAGGTTCCCAACAAATACTTTGATTTTATCGTTCTCTTGGAATTGGTCAACGGCATTTTGGCGATGAGGTTTACTACATGACCCATCTAAATAAACCGCTTGTTTACCAAAGTGTTGATAAATTTTTTGTAGTGTGTCTGTAAAGTTTGTAAATATGATGACCTTTTTATCTTGGTCAATAATACTTTGAGCTAATTCTATTGTGGTATTTATTTTTTCTTCGGCAATTACTTGTCTAACCTTCATCAACTTACTAAATTGAATCGTTAATGATGAAGATTCTTCTTTTTTATTTTCATACCAATTATAATACTCACCCATTAAACCTTCGTAGTTTTTTGATTTGAGTCTTAGATATACTGGTGTGATTATCTTGTCAGGTAAATCTAACACATCAGTTTTTAATCTCCTTAAAAATTGTCTTGATGTTCTATCCCTTAATTCCTCTAAGTTGGATGCTCCTGATGTATTCCATACTTTTCTTTTACCTGCATTAAATTGATACCCCTGACAATATCTAATTGCGTAAGCCATCCAATTCTGAGCAACGGGACTTTCAATTAAGTTTAATAAATTATAATAATTCATTGGTCGTGATGTCATTGGTGTTCCCGTTAACAACCAAAGATATTTTGTTTTTGATGCAAAATTATTTACAAGTTTGGTCCTTTGAGCCTGACCATTTTGAATGTAGTGAGCCTCATCAATGATGATTAGTTCAGGATTAAATTGAGATATTAATGTTTCTTCTTTTGATTTTAATTCGTGGAAGTTCTTTAGTATATCATAATTAATTATCAGGAAATCATGTTCTAATGAAAAGTTTTTACCTTCAGCAATATAAACACTTCTGTCAGTATAGTTTGCAATTTCTCTTTGCCAATTTATTTTTAACGATGCAGGACATATAATCAAAACTCTTTTTGCTCCTGTTTCTAAAGCGGCAATAATTGTTGATGTGGTCTTACCTAATCCCATATCATCCGCTAAGATAAATCTTTTAGTACCTACCAATTTCTCAATAGATTCTTTCTGATGTGATAATGGGGGTCTATGTTCGTATTTAGAATAATCAATCTCAACTTTTTCAGTGGTGTGAGTTTTTATTATGGCACTTTTAGGTAACCAAAAGTCATGAAGTTGTTCAGATTCAAACACCTTACCCCAAATATGATAAGCCTTGTCTTTCTCAACCAATAATTTCTCAACCCATATTTTTTCAGGTATGGTTGTATATAGTTTTTCATCAGATATTTTTTTAGCAAAATAAGGGTCAAGGTCAACCCATTTTTTGGCGACTTTAGGATTAACACCTGAATAGTTTATAATATAATCTGATTGTGAGCGTGTAGGAACAAAGCTCTTATTCGTTAAGAACTTATTCTTTAAATTTATCAAAAAGTTATTTGACCCTTGATATTCTTCCAATATATTAAGAGCCTTTCTTTCAACAACTTCAAAATTACTTTTTATTTCGTTATTTTCCAAAACTAAAGTTTAATTATAAATAATAATCATAATTAGGATATTTATCAATATGTCAGAAAATAAAGTTCCAATAACAAGATTAGGTAAATTCTTTGGTGCTGAAGATTTTAATTTGGATATCTCTATGGGTGAAGAATGGTTACACGGAGATATGAATTTTACATTGGTATTATATAGAATTGACCGTAAAAAAACTGTCACAGATGATGTGTATGGTGAGACTGTTAGTGATGGTATCAAATTTTTACCTCCTATAGAATTTAAAGCATTTGTACAGGTTATGGCTCCTGAAAATAAAAATGTGGGTAATTCTAAAATAGAACAATTTGAACCTGGTAATATTAGAGTATCGGTTTATCAATCACATTTGGATGAATTAGGTATTGATATTGAATTTGGTGATTATATAGCTTATTACGAAACTGAAACACGAGTTAGATATTACACGGTTAATAATGATGGTCGTGTTGTTTCTGACAACAAACACACATATGGTGGTTATAAACCATTTTATAAAACTATTATTGCGTCTCCTGTTGGACCAAATGAATTTAACGGATTATAATTAAATGGCTTTACCAAAAAAAATAAAAAAAGACATTCCACTAACTGAACAAAAAACTCTTTTACCGAGAAGACAAGAGTTAGTAGATAAAATTAATAGAGATGGTACTTACCTTCCTAAATCAATTCTTCATGCAGATTTAGATGGTGGTATGTTAGAGTTTGTTAAGAACGATTTAAAAACTGTCGTCACTGGAAAAGTAATACCAATGATAGATATTTTAATTACAACTCAAAATTGGGCTCAATTCGCACAAACTTGGGATATTCAAAACATTGACAAAAATGTGGAACCCCCTTTTATTACTGTAGTTAGAGTACCCGAAGTTAAATACGGGACTAACCCATCAACCGTTTATAATATACCAAATAGAAAACAATTTTTTTACGCTCAGGTACCAACTTGGGATGGACAAAGAAACGGACTTGACATATATAAAATACCTCAACCTGTTCCCGTTGATATAACATTCCAAGTCAAAATAGTTTGTAACAGAATGAGGGAGTTAAATAAATTTAATCAAATTGTTATTGAGAAATTTGCCTCAAGACAGGCTTATACTAATATTAAAGGTCATTATATTCCTATAATAATGAACGGAATAACCGACGAATCTGTAAATGACATTGAGAAAAGAAAATATTATGTCCAAAGTTACGAATTCACAATGTTAGGATTTTTAATTGATGAAGACGAATTTGAAGTTTCTCCCGCAGTGTCAAGAGTGTTACAAGTCTTAGAGTTGGAACAAAATAAAAGTAAGAAAAGAAAAAAGGAAAATTCAAATCCTGACAATTTATCAACGGTTGCATTATTTGTGGTTGGTAATAATGTATTGAGTGAGTTATTCAATTACACCGTTGATATTAACATCGGAAATATTTCAAATGTTGAATCTTTTGATGTTTATATTAATGACGATTATTATGGTAGTGATTTAAGTTTAATACAAATTAACACTAACGATAGGTTACGAATTGAGATAACTAAAAATGATGACACAAAAGAAGCGACGATAGAGTTTAATAATAAATTACTTTAATTTTCACCGTAGATATCTTTAGACTCCTTACATTTTTCCATTATAAGTTTCTCAATAAATCTATAAATTTTAATCCCTCGTTTCTCACAATACTTTTTTAGAGTGTCATGAGCCTCTTTTGAAATCTTTAAATTCTTTATCTCTTTACCTTCATTTTCCATAGTAGAAAAAAGGCAGAATTTATTCTACCTAATTTATAAATACTTGCCACAAAGTAAAGTACTTTGGTTTTTTTCAGAATATTTATCAATAAAATAAAAATAAATAAATAAAAAACCAAAAAAATAATGGCGACAAACAGTAAAGTATTCGTATCACCTGGGGTTTATACATCCGAGGTTGATTTGAGTTTTGTAGCTCAAAGTGTTGGTGTTACTACATTAGGTGTTGTAGGTGAAACTTTAAAAGGTCCAGCTTTTGAACCTATTTTTATCACTAATTTTGATGAGTTTACAACCTATTTCGGTGGAACATCACCTGAAAAATTTGTTAACACACAAATACCGAAATATGAAGCATCTTACATTGCTAAATCTTATTTACAACAATCTAACCAATTATTCGTTACAAGAGTGTTAGGATTATCGGGGTATGATGCGGGACCTTCTTGGTCAATATTAACTAAGGCAAATGTTGATAAATCAACAGTTGATTTCTTTTGTGAAAGTGCTACAACTATTGATTGTGTTACAGAATGTGTTGATTATAAAACAATTGATTTTGCAATTGATTTCTCAGGTTGTACTAATAGTACAGACACTATAACATTCTTAGACCCAACTCAAATTCCTGATGAGATATTAGTAAAATTAAATTTACCATATGAGAATTTTGATAACTCAACATCAACTTTAGATGCTGACATTAAACTTCAAATATTTAACATTTTAAATGAACCATCAACTGAGTTGAGTTCTATTAATTATTATGGTACAATACCTTATTCAGATTATTCAGGTTTAACTGCATTTACAGGTGAAACTAATGTATTTGATGTTGACGGTGTTGATTCATTAACCGCTGATTATACGGCACCTCAAAATGATTCTTGGTATTACGCATTATTTGATAATGTTGGTTCAGGAGCATATACAGGTTATTCGTTTTGGTCAATTGTTACTGATTTAACTTTAATACCTGTAACAACAACTACAACAATAGCACCTACAACAACTACAACAACAACTAATCCTTGTGTTACACCTGTACCTACAACAACAACTACAACAACAACTGCGGCACCTGTTAATTGTTACACGGGTACTTTAGTTGGTAGAATATATGTTTATTCAGGAACTGCTTACACTGATTATGATGATTTAGTTATTGCGACGATGCGTTCAAGAGGGCTAGCAACTTATGGTTCTAATGACAATGGAGCGGTTTATGAAGTTTCAGGTTTGACTGATGTTGAAATGGTTTGTACAGGAGGTTATTCTGGAGTTACTAAAAACCCATTCTCAACATTTGGTTTAAATGTAACTAAAATTGATGGTGAAACTCTATTCTTTGAAACTTCATTGTCAACATCTGATTCAAAGTACTTAACTAAAGTATTTGGTAAATCTAACTTTGGTAAAGATAAAGATTCAGTACCTGTATTTGTTGAGGAAAACTTCCCTAATCTATTAGTTTACGCTTATAGAAAAGGATATATTAGAGGTTTAAATTGTGAATTGGTTTCATTACCTGATGCTAGACAAGGTGTTGACCCAACATCAATAGCGTTCTATTTAGAAAAATATCAATCACCGACATCTCCTTGGGTTGTGTCTGAATTGAGAGGTTCTAAAGTTTATGATTTATTTAAATTTACAACTATTTCTGATGGGGACTCTGCTAACACTGAGGTTAAAATTTCAATAGCTAACATCTCATTTAATAATGGAACATTTGATGTATTGATTAGAGATTATTTTGATACTGATAATAATCCTGTTGTAATTGAAAAATTCACTAATTGTAATATGAACCCAAGTGACAACAATTATATAGCTAAAAAAATAGGAACGTCTGATGGTGAGTACCAATTGAACTCTAAATATGTTATGGTAGAACTTAATGAGGACGCCCCGATTGATGCTTTACCTTGTGGGTTTAAAGGTTTCTCTACAAGAGAATATGCGGGGGCTCGTTCACCATTTAGTTTAATTAAAAATAAATACGACTATCCTGGTGAAGTGGTGTTTGACCCACCATTTGGTTTATCCACAGGTGCAAATGCGGTAACTACAAGTCCTGGTGATAATATTAGAAGAACTTACTTAGGTATTTCTGATACTATTGGTATTGATTCTGACATTTATTCATACAAAGGTAAACAATTACCAAATAATATATGTGACGCTGTAACAGGAGCTGATTGGGCTTATATGACGAGAGGTTTCCATATGGATAAAAATGCTAGCGGTATTACAATACCAAATACATTTGTAACAAGTGGTACACCAGCGTTTATTTGTGGTGACGCAGAATTTACATCGGACCCTGATAATGAATCTAATCCATATTACAGATTATTTGCTAGAAAATTCACATTATTAGCTCAAGGTGGTTTTGATGGATGGGATATATATAGAGAATACAGAACTAATGGTGATAGATTTGTTTTAGGTAGAAGTGGATACTTGAAGGGTTCTTGTCCAACACTTAAATACCCTACGGCAACAGGATGGGGAGCATTCAAACAAATAACAGTTGGTGATAATAATGTTGATTATGCAAATACTGACTACTACGCTTACTTATTAGGTATCCAAACTTTCTCTAATCCTGAAGCGGTTAATATAAATGTATTTGTAACACCAGGAATTGACTATGTGAATAATTCTGATTTGGTTGGAAGTGCTATTGAGATGATTGAGTTTGATAGAGCGGATTCAGTTTACATCACAACAACACCTGATTACAATATGTTTACACCTTCGTTAGGTGACCCTACTGATTTAATTTACCCTCAAGAAGCGGTTGATAATTTGGAGACGGCTGGTTTAGATTCTAACTACACGGCAACTTATTACCCTTGGATTTTGGTTAGAGATACTGTTAATAATACACAAATCTACTTACCACCAACAGGTGAGGTAACTAAAAACTTAGCGTTGACAGATAACATCGCATTCCCTTGGTTCGCTGCGGCGGGTTACACTCGTGGTATTGTTAGTTCAATTAAGGCTCGTAAGAAGTTAACTCAAGAAGATAGAGATACTCTTTACAAAGGTAGAATTAACCCAATCGCAACTTTCTCAGATGTTGGTACAGTTATTTGGGGTAATAAAACACTTCAAATCAGAGAGTCGGCATTAGATAGAATTAATGTAAGAAGATTGTTACTACAAGCTCGTAAGTTGATTTCAGCAGTTTCAGTAAGATTGTTGTTTGAACAAAACGACCAAAAAGTAAGACAAGATTTCTTAAATGCGGTGAACCCAATCTTAGATGGTATCAGAAGAGATAGAGGTCTTTACGACTTCCGTGTAACAGTATCATCAGATGCGGCTGATTTAGATAGAAACCAAATGACAGGTAAAATCTACATCAAACCAACCAAATCGTTAGAGTTTATAGATATAACATTCTATATAACACCAACGGGGGCTTCGTTTGAGAATATCTAAAATAAGAAATAAGATAAGCCGACATTTTTTTAAGTGTCGGCTTATTTATATATAAAAGAAAACAAATGAGAAAAAGAAAAATTTTTGAAGGTTTTGATGAGGAGGGAACTCCTGATATGAAGTATTATGCTTTTGATTGGGACGATAATATTTTAGAAATGCCAACCAAAATTATTTTAAAAGATAAAGATGGTGAGGAGGTACCAATGAGTACTGAAGATTTTGCACACTATAGAGGTATGTTAGATAAAAAAGAAGATTTTGAATATAATGGTCACACTGTAGTGGGGTTTGCATCAAATCCTTTTAGATATTTTACCGTAGAGGGCGATAAAAATTTTATAGTTGATTCTATGTTAGCTAAATTAGGTCCAGCTTGGCCTGATTTTGTTGAGGCAATTAATAACGGGTCAATTTTTTCTATTGTTACAGCTAGAGGACACACCCCTTCAGTTATTAAAAATGCGGTGTACAACTTCATTGTTAGTAACCATAAAGGAATTGATTCAAATGAACTAGTTAAGAATTTAGAAAAGTATAGAGATTTGGCGGGTGACGAACCGTTATCAAAAAAAGAAATGATTCAAGAATATCTTGATTTATGTAAATTTTATCCTGTAACATATGGAAGTGGTTCCGCAACTAACCCTGAACAAGGTAAAATTGATGCACTGACAGAATTTGTTAATTATGTAAAAAGGATGTCAAAATTCTTAAACAAGAAGGCTTACCTTAAAAATGAGATTAGCAACAACTTTGTTCCACAAATAGGATTCTCCGACGATGATTTAAGGAATTTAGAAAAAGTAAAATCACATTTTGGGGATGACCCAGAAAACATTATTAAAACAATTTCAACGCATGGAGGAATTAAAAAACCTTATTAATATATTTATTAATATAAAAGTAAAAATAAATAATAATTAAAACTAGAAATGACTGTTATACTGGAATGATAATTTTAAAAAATCTGAAAGTAAATAGAAAAATTTTTCAAGTGATATTTATAATAAAAAAATAAACGAAAATTAAATTAAAATGATATGGCTGATTTATTAATGAGAATGCCAATACCTTACGAACCGAAGAGACAGAACAGGTTTATTTTGAGATTTCCTTCTACTTTGGGGATTAACGAGTGGTTTGTTGAAACAGCATCAAGACCTAAATTAACGATAGCTTCTACGGAGATTCAATTCTTAAACACTTCTACATATGTTGCTGGTCGTTTTACTTGGGGTGAGATAAGTGTTAAATTTAGAGACCCTATTGGTCCTTCAGCATCTCAAGCTTTAATGGAATGGGTTCGTTTATGTGCAGAATCTGTAACAGGTCGTATGGGTTATGCTGCTGGTTATAAGAAAAATGTTGACTTGGAAATGTTAGACCCAACAGGAGTTGTTGTAGAGAAATGGATATTAGAAGGTGCTTGGTTAATGAATGTTGACTTTGGTTCATTGGCTTATAACAGTGACGCAATTGCTGACATCACGGCAACTTTGAGACCTGACCGTTGTATATTGGTATACTAAAATAAAAAAATATATTTTATTAATCCACGTAATAGTTATTGCGTGGATTTTTTGTTTATTAAAAATACTTCCATACTATATTTAAAATAAAAAGTAAATAATATGGAACAAAATGTTTTTGAAGCGGGACAACAAAATTTTAATTTACCACACGATATCGTATCATTACCTAGTGGGGGTATTTTTTATAAGTCAAAGAAAAAATCTATCAAAGTTGGGTATTTGACAGCATCTGATGAGAACTATTTAATTGGTTCATCTCAAAGTGGTAGAGAAAATATTATAATGACATTATTAAGAAATAAAGTTTATGAACATGATTTAAGACCTGAAGAATTGGTTGAGGGTGATGTGGAAGCAATTCTTATTTATTTAAGAAACACTTCATTCGGACCTGAATATGGTATGAGATTAATTGACCCTAAAACAAATAAAGTTTTTGAACATACTGAAATTTTAGATGAAATCACAATTAGACAACCAAAAGTTCAACCCGATTCTGATGGTTTATACACAATGATATTACCACGTTCAGGTAACACCCTTAAATTAAGACCATTAACTTTCCACGATTCCTTAGAATTAGAAAGAATGGCGGACCAATATCCTGTAGGTAGAATCGCTCCAAAGATAACATGGAGATTAAATAAATTAATACATTCAGTTGACGGGAATGAAGATAGAAATTTTATTTCACAATTTGTTGAAACATTACCTATTGTTGATTCAAAAGAAATCAGAACGTTTATGAGAGAAAATCAACCTTCATTAGATTTATCTAGAAGAACAATCGCCCCGTCAGGAGAAGAGGTAATATTTGATATTGCCTTTGGGGTGGAATTTTTTCGTCCTTTCTTCTGAATATAATAAAATTTTAATTGACGAATTTTATTATTTAGCAAAACTCCTACATATTTCATATTCGGATTTTCTAAAAATTCCGACATATATGAGAAAATACCTGATAAACAAATTAGTTGAAGATAGTACCCCAAAAGAGTAAAATTTTTTGGGGTTAACTATTT